TATATTGATATTGTATATTATTTTTAAAAACCTGCTTTATAAATTTATCGTATATAATTGTATTAATAATTTATATTTATTTAGCTTTTATAATTATGATTTTATTTTTTATTTTTAAAAATAATTTTATTTCTGTTATCCAGTCTTATAATATAATTTTATCGTTTCCTTTTAGACCACTGAAAAAAAATTGATTTTTGAAAATGAATTTTATTTGCCTTAAAATAAAAATATTTTGAATTTTTTAAAATTATTTTTTTCTTTAGGAAACTGATTTTCATGTTGATTTTCGTGTTTTTAAAAACTGATTTTCATGTTTTTAAAAACGAGAAAAAATATTAATTAAAAATATGGGACTCTTCAGAGTCCCATAACATAGAAGCAACAAATTTTATAAGCAAGTTTGTGTGGGAGAAAATGTCGTAAATGATAATAAAAATCATTGGCGCGTGCTGTTCTGCTCATTGTATGTATGCCTCCTTAATTGTTGATGATATCCCAATAAGTATTATTAATGTCCATCTTGACACAATCCATGCGGTAAGCTTTTTCGACTAGGCGCATAGCTTTATCATAAGCACGAACAAAAGAATCAAAATATAATATATATGTCCTGTCTACCGCAACACACTGTCCGTTTGAATTCCAAAAGCGCAATGCATAATTCTTTTTCTCAAGTTTATTATTTTCAGAAAGTTTAAAAGTAATCATTTAATAATCCTCCTAAAAAGTTATAACGTATGCAACTGCATTAATCATATCAAATAAAAATTAAAAGTCAATACAAAAATTAAAAATATTTTGTGGCGTTTTTAAGAATAGAATTTTTCGAATGTCCATGCGTATTTTTAAAAATAAGAAAAAATAATAAAGAATAGTGTTTTTAAAAACAGAACAAAATAAAGAGGAAATATTATTTTTAAAAATGAGAAAATAATATAAACTAATATGTTTTTAAAAATGTAAAAAACAATGCAGAAAAATCAGTTTTCGAAAATGAAAAAAATAAACAGCATTTTTGAAAACATAGAAATGACTGTTTTTAAAAATGCAAAAAAAATAATAACGTTTTTAAAAATGAGAAGAAATAAAATGGCATTTTTAAAAATATAAAAATTGATAACAGAAAAGCGTTTTTAAAAATGGATTTTTGAGAGATAAAAACACGTTTTTAAAAACAAAAAATTATAGATAAAATATTCGTTTTTAAAAATGAAAAAAAATATAATAAAAAACACGTTTTTAAAAATAGACAAAAAGAAAAAGACGATTTTAAAAACGGATTAGAAAAAACACGTTTTTAAAAACGCTTTAAAAATGGGCAAAAAAAAAGGGACTCTTTCGAGTCCCTTTTTGTGGTTAGATACCGAGTGCCTTTTCTAAAGCTTTGTTCATCTGCCTAGATGCTTTAGCAATGTTCGGTTCCTCTGCTCCAAGGTAGAATTTAATGAGCAATTCTACTAAACGTTTGCACACATGCATTGCTTTACAGTACTGCTCCGCATTCTGATATTTGCAAATCCTAAACTCAATTGTCCAGTCGTGCTGGACGTTAATCCAGTTTTCATGGGTCATGGGGTCTTCATTTCTGAATGGGGCATAATAGCTATATTCCGTTACGGGACGCCCAAAGAGTTGGGCCATTTCCGCAGGATGTGAGCAAGCCGTTTTATCTAAAGCATCAAACAGCCCATGATATATTTCAGACTCTCGCAGGTTGTCCATGGTTGTGGGATTGATGTAAATCCTATGCCCAACATGGAAATGCGTTCCACAGTTGTCGGGAATGTTAATATCCCCACTTTCCACTAAAGGCTGTAAACCCTTTTTCAAAAACGCAATGGGCGCGTTCAATCCCTCGTAAATGGGGGATTTGAATTCAATGTCTACCGTCCCATCATGAGTAGGCATAAAGCCTTTATTGATTAACTCCGCGCGACCAATGAGAGATGCTCCACGAATAGCGGATTCTCTCCAACTTTCTTGTCTTCCCGTTTCTAGTTCAATCGAAAACGTGAAAGCATTCATTTTCACGTTTCCGCGCCTAGTATCGTTCTCGTCCGAATAACCGAAAAGACGCCGCGCACATGTGGGGCACATGTAAGCATGCCGTCCCCCACGGTTTTTGAGAGTGATTCTAACAGTTCCCTCATTATTGCACTTGCCATAAGGAGTAGTCCCGATACATCTTGCCATTGTTTTTTCCTCGCTTTCTTTTTGTGTGTGTGTATAGTGTTTTCTCCGTGGGCTATTGCCCAATAACAGGATAGCAAACGTTTTTAAAAACTCAAATAATTTTTTCCGCATATCGGTTTTTAGCGTTTTTGAAAATGATTAATTCTCATTCGATACGAACGCACACATGCGCGCGTTACGCGCGTATATAGGAAAAAACGCGTTTTTGAAAACGAATAAAAAAGTTTAAAAAATCCAGATTTTAAGCCAAAAAATGACGTTTTTAAAAACCGAAAAAAAAGAATGAAAAATGTCGTTTTTGAAAATGCATAAAATGCAATGAAAAATATTTAATATGCAATTATAAACATTTTATAAATTTCTAAAAAATTTCTAAAAATGGAACCATACGGACACGAAAACATGTTTCCGAAAGTGTTTCGTTATAAAGGACTAACCAAAAAGAACACTGATTCTTCCCACAAATAGGGGTAGATATAACGAAAAGCCGCATAAAATCTAGGCTTTTTGGGGGACGTGATACATCCACACGCCCTTATTTTTACACAACTTTCCTCATTTAATTTTTCCAATTTAACCCTATTTTAGCCTCATACATCTGCATCCTATCCGCATCCTTTTTCTCATATTTTTTTATTAATAATTTGTATTTATACTCTTCTAATAATTATTTATTTATACCCTTCCCCCACCTCAAACCCTCATATTCCCCACACTCGCAGTCACATTCGCACCAACCCTTCAACCCCCGACTTATCCACATATCAAAACCACCCTTATTTACAGTCGTTTTCAATACTTATCCACATAGTTATCCACATAATTATCAACAATTAATTAATTTATTATTCGAAACATACTATCAACCTCAACCTCATACACCCTTCTAAACACCCTCACTTTTATAAAAAATTCCATTAATTTCCCATAAAAAATATCCTCTCAACCTATGCCCTTATACTTCCTTATCCCAATAATTCCTAAAAAAATACCTGTCAAAAACGTATAAAAAACTTTCAATTCCGATTAAAAACCGTTCAATAATTTTTTATTTCATTCAAAAACATATCAAAAACTTTTCAAAACGATTCAACTTTAAATTTCCCATAAATCTCCTACTTTTCTCCATAGCTTCTGCATTAATCACAATCTTTACCTCCACAACTCCTTCCTATTTTCTTATTGACATTCTTATATGACGTCATATATAATCACCTTATCAGATATAAATTATTCACAATACCCAAACAAAGGAGACACCCTATGAACAAAACAACTTTACATCACTCACCAAAAGCACTGCACCACATTGCAACTTATCCATCATCACCAAAATCCAAAACTCAGACCTATTACTATAAAGGCTCTAACCTCTTCAGACTCTCTAACATTGAATTTAAAAAGCGACTTTTTAAAACGGCAAAAGCTAATCCATTAAATGTAATCCAAATCTATGGTATCCTTGGTTATTTAGGCAATCTTGAAAAAAATAAAAGCAAAATTAATATTTGCAAATACTTCATTCGCAACTTATATCCAGTGCTAGAGGATACAATCCAAATTGAAACAGTAGAGGAATAAATTATGACAGAATCTAATAACTCCTACGAACCCAGAGCAAAGCCTTTAGCCCAGAAGCGTCACAATGATTTTACTAAAGCTATCCGTAAACAGAATATCTGTATCCGTCATTACGGCTTTAACTATTATTCCAATCTCCATCAATACTCTAAAAATAAAATCCACTGTTCCTGTCCACTCTGTGCATCAAAAACAGGAAAGGGAAAATCCATCTGGAAAAATGAAGGTATTGATGGTAAAAACTGGAAACACAGTGATTTAATTAAAATCACAAAAATGATGGATGAAGAAAGGGAATACAATGAAAAAATTGACTGCGACTAAAGCCATTAGAGCAAAATGTATTCAGTGCTGTTGTGGCTCGCTTAAAGAAGTTAAACTCTGTGCTTCAACACATTGTGCTCTCTGGCATTTCAGATTAGGTCATGCTCCTAAAGAACCAGTAGATGCTACAACACTTACAGTATTTTCAGACGGTACTGGTCAGATTTATTCGGAACGTGCAAAAAAAGGTTCTGGAGTAATTGATGATGAAGACGATGATGATGAGACAGAACTGGTAGAACACAGAAAATATCCTGACCCTTGGAATAACGAAGAATAAGAAAGGAATTAAAAATGAAAATTCTTGATACAATGAAATATAATATTGCACTCCCTACATCCGTAGCTGTATTAAATACTTACAAAGATGATATTGAAATTAGTATTGCAGATACATTAGACCCTTATCTGGAAAATGAAACTCCAGATAATCCAGTATTCCTCACCATGAATATTAATACTCTTAGTTTTCTTCAAAGATTAATTCCAGAAAACTGGTCATCAGATATTAATCCTAATACCAAACTATATTATACTAATATCGAGGTATTAATTGATTCTCATCTGGGTAATGGAATTATTAATATCTGCACTATGAATTAACTATATAAAAACTATACAGATTTTCATTTTAAGTCTGTAAATCATATAAATTATTAATGGTATTGACAAATATATATTTTTGTGGTATAATCTTATATATTATATATAATATATATATTATAATATATATAAATATAATTATATATAGTATTATATAATAAATAATATATAATACTTATTATATAATACTATATAAATTATATTATATATAATATCTATTATATAAAATAATATATTTATTAATACTAGGTATTTATTATATATAATAATCTACAGGAGAATTATTAATGAATTGGATAGATAAAATAACTGAAGGTATGAAATTAATATCCGAAGGCTGTAAAGAAAATACAGAATGGACAAAGTGCTATAAAAATTGTCCATTTACCAATCATTGCTACATGATTGAAATACATACTCAAACTACTCCAGATGAAGAAGATTGGTTTGATATTCCCAATGTTTCCCAAAATTGAGGTAATTTGACAGATATGAAAACTTATGATAAGATGTCTAAAGAAGAACAAATTATATACAATAAACAGTTAATTGATAAGTATCCATTCCTCTATCCCAGATATGCCATTTCTGGAGAAAAAATGGAAGACTATGATTATACATATACTGAGTTGGATGCTATGCCAACTGGATGGAGAATAATTTTTGGAGAACTTCTCTGTGAAGATATCAAAAACGAACTTATCAAATATGATTATCTTTATCAATACCAGATAGTTCAGATTAAAGAGAAATTTGGAGAACTACGTTGGTATGATAATGGAGTACCAAAAGGTTGTAAGGTGCCAGATATCATCAGTGCATATTCTGTTTTATCTGAATATATTTGTATTTATTGTGGACAATTAAATGTTCCCATGATAGATGACAGTTGGATAATTCCCGCTTGTGAAGATTGTTATGTAAATAAATTTAATTATCATATAAAAGCTGATAAAGTTGCATTGATGCAGAAACGAAGACAATTATGGGATGACTGTTATGAAGACCAATATCCTATTACTCTTCCTACAACAAGGAGTTATCGGCAATATAAGCCTAATTCCAACGATTGGGAATTAATCATTGTTGATATTTCAGAATACACAAATAAAGTCATTGATAGATATATTGAATTAAATTATGAAGACTAAATTTATTACAGAATGCCGAAAATTAAATAACCGTCTGACTCTTGGTTTGTCCATCGTAGATGACTTATACTACGATGAAGCATATCTTATAATTAATTTTTTGTATTGGAGAATCAGATTAGGTTTTGCATGGAGTGAGGGTGATTAAATGAAAAGTAGTAAATATTTTGATACAGCCAGTATGTCTGTAGTAGACCTTCCTACAATTATTTTTTTATCATCTGCATATAGAGATTATTGGGAGAATCCCTCTTCCAACTCTCCTATTTCCAGAACCATTAAAGAAAAAATGGAGGAGTCCAGAAAAGCTATTGCAGATTATATTGGTGCAGAACCTGAAGAGATTATTTTTACATCTTGTGCTACTGAATCTAATAATCTTGCCATCCAAGGTTATTTAAATAAAAATCTTGATACTACCAGTGTATTTATTACTTCTGCTACTGAACACCCATCAGTATTTAATATTGCAAAATATATCCAAAAGATTAATATGGCTACAGTATCATATGTAGCCAGTCCTTATGGGTTAGTCGATTTAGAAGATTTAGAAAAACAGTTAAAATATTATACTCGCTCAATAAATGATAATTTTCTTTATGACGAACGTCCTTTAGTATCACTGATGTTTGTAAACAATGAACTGGGAACTATTAATCCCATTAAGGATATCAGTAATTTAGTTCACAATTATAAAGGCATCTTTCACACAGATGCCGCACAGGCTTTTGGTAAGATTCCAATTAATGTTAAAGAACTTGGCATTGATATGATGACTTTTTCATTCTCAAAAGTCGGTATGCCGAAAGGTCTTGCTTGTCTTTATGTTAGTAAAGATATTGAAATTGACCCTATTCTTCATGGCGGTGGTCAAGAATTCAATCTTAGAAGCGGGACTGAAAATGCTCCCATGATTATCGTGGCAAAGAATCTTATAGATACTATGTCTGGTAATCTTGGTAAAATTAATAATGAACAGGCAAAAAATGTCAGCGAGTATCTTAAGCTCAGACTTCCAGAAGCCTGTTCTGACTATTGTGATGTTGAATTTACTACACCTCCTTATATACCAACATCACCCCATATTATTAGTGTCCGCTTTAAGGGCTGTGATGCTCAACAGATTATCACAGCCCTCGGCACTAAAGGCTATCAAGTATCCGCAGGTTCTGCTTGCAGTGCAGGTAACATAGAACCAAGCAGAGTGCTTATTAACGCAGGACTTAGCCCCGAAGAGGCTAAAGAGGTGGTCAGAATTAGTGTAGACCATCATCTTGATAATAGTTGTGTGGAATCATTTATACAGGAACTTAAAAGTGTATTATATTTTGTAAGGCAGACAAATGAGTAAATACGGATTGAAGATTAAAAACATTCAATCTGGCTCTCTATTTGAAGTTAATCATGGTGTGAGGGATATTCTGGACTGTAAAAATGCTATGCTGACAAATAGTCTTTTTAATGATTATATGTTGGCTCACGGCATGTCAGTTTGGAAAGAAGAATCAACAAGAGATATTATCTGTATAGATTTTAAATATGGCTCTAAAAGCTATGATGATGAAATCAAGCATTTAGAGAAAACTTTAAAACTGACTAAAGAAGACCAGAATATTCCTCCCGACATTAAAGAATCTAAAATCGAACACATTTTAGAAATCAAAGAAAAAACAGAAAAGAATAAAGATAAGTATATTAAATACTCAAAAAACCAATTAAGGGATTTATATTATACTCAAGGCGTTGATGTAACATGGAATAAAAAAATAGAGGATATCAATGATTCGCCTACTGAAACAATACATTATAAAATGCTTTACCGTACTCCGGGGAAGGCAAAGACTGGACAATGCATGTTTATTCGGGAAGAGTTATATGATGTTGCCAGAGAATACTTGTATATGGGTATTACTCTTCCAGATAAAAACGCACCGATTGTTGAAATAGGAGCATATAGTTCTCTAGTTACCAGTACAATCACAGGCAAAATTAAAATCAATCCTTATGAAATATTAATTTTAAAAGATATAGATTCTTACTTTAAACGAGATGTGGTCAGCATTGAAGTTGATGAAAAAAAGCATACATATGCCACGCATCAAAAAGATTATGCGTTAAAGAATACCTTATTTGATGGACAAGCTTTAATAGATTCCTCTATTTTTCCAAACTGGGGGGATGGTTATATTTTATTAAGGAATCATATGTGTAAGATGGCGGCATTCAATACTAATATCCAGTTGTTTTTTAAAGACTATTATGGAGATGACTATGATACCGCTGAAATTACAGACATGTTTGGAAATAAACATAGAGCAAAAGACATTAAATTAATCACAACTGATAATTCTATGAAGTGGCTCAAGTTTAACGTCAGTTATGATTATTGGTGTCAGCGTGTTATTCAAGATAACGACTCAATGTTTGGCATTGTTAAGACTGCTCATCCTTCCAAACTCGGACATGTCCAACAAATGAGCTATCAAATGGTGAATTCACTTGATATTGATTTAATGCCGCAAATTGCTCAATGCAGTGCTGATTATGTTGAAGCCCTTAAAATGGATAATGAGAAATTTTTTGAATATCTGGATAGAAATAAAAATTTCTCAAATGATTATGAAGTGTTAATCGCCTTATGTAAGCAGGACCCAGAATTCATATATAGTTTTTATTTTAAAAAACGAAAAAAAGATATTATTGAATCTTACATTAAAACTATCAAAGTTGGAAAGCTAATTAATGAGGGTGACAATCTTGTTGTAGTAGGGTCTCCATATGCAATGCTCCTTTACACTGTTGGTGAGGATGTTGAAAAGGATGACACCTTCCAGTATGAGGAAGGAACTGTACAATGTTATACAGAACGATTTAAAGACGGAGAATATCTGGCAGAATTTAGAAATCCATTCAATTCTCGTAATAACTTAGGATACATGCATAATGTATACTCTGAGAAAATGCGAAAATATTTTAATCTAGGGAAGCAGATTTTAGCCGTAAATATGTTACATACAGACGCTCAAGACAGAAACAATGGCTCAGACCAAGATTCTGATAGTTTTTATGTAACTAATCAACCTCAAATAGTAGATTGCGCCAGAAGATTTTATATTGATTATCCTACAATCGTAAATAACATTCCTAAAGAAAAAAATACCTACAATAATACACCTTTAGATTTTTCAAGAATAGATAATAAACTTGCCGCAAGTCAATTAGCAATTGGAGAATCCAGTAACCTCGCACAAATATGTCTTTCATATACTTACAATTTCCCAGAAAAAATATATGAAGACAACGTATGTATATTAAGTGTTGTTGCGCAGGCTTGCATAGATTCTGCAAAACGCACTTATGATATTGATTTATCCAAAGAAATTCAAAGAATAAAAAAAGAACTTAGAATTTCCGATAATGGTCTTCCAATGTTTTGGAAACCCATTAAACAATATAATGACGGCAGATATATCAAAAAGAAAAAGAATGTTGCGGGATATTTTAATGAAGAACTTAAATGTCCCATGAATTATCTGTACACTCATAATTTTAATATACCCGCTAAAAGAACTGCTACTCTTCCGATGGATATGTTTTTTGTAAAATATCCTCTGGATATGCCCAGAAAGAAGAGCCGTAAAATTGAAGACTTAATTGAAAAGTATTCTTGGAATATATATTCCTATAACACTTCTAAGAATAATGATAACAACGAAGATTATATCCTGTTAAGAGAAGATTTTGAAGAAATGGTAAGGGATATAAAACAAATTAATATTTCAAATAATTATTTGGGATTAATGTCTTGGTTAATTGATAGAGCCTTTATGGTAACTCCAAATATCCAACGGGATAAAACCGTAATACAAAGTAAACTGTGGAAGAATAAAGCTTTATTGATTAAGACACTGTACATGATAAATCCGAAACAATTATTAAAATGCTTTTCTGGTAATCTTCAAAATCAATCTTATGCGGATTAAATTATATAGTCATTTTATAAAAATATTATAAGAAAAGCGGCTAATGAAAGGTTGGGAACAATGAAAGAGAATAAACGATTATCTAAAAAAGAATATTTAGAACAGAGAAAGAACAAATTCTTAAAGAGATATGTTTGTAAAATCTGCGGCTCTCCTCTCTCTCTGGTTCAAGGGACAAATGTCATGATGTGTAATAACGGTGAGTGCAAAGGCATTGAACGCAAGTATTATGAAAATGGAAAAGAGAAAACGGCACATGACCCGTTTTACATGCTCTTAGATGAACGTGGTATTCAGATTGCCGACTCAATCTTTAACAGTTAAGGAATAAAAGGAGAAAATAAAATGAGCAAGATTGAAATGATTAGAGAAATTGGTAACGTTGTGAATAACTCTGATGAGGAAATGGGTTACGTGAACGCCAAGCAGATTAATGCTGTAATTAGTGCTTATAATAATTATATTGTAAAGGCGATTAAGAACCAAGAGACTATCAGAATCGCTAATGGTCTTTCCCTCAAGGGTGTTCCTGTTGAGGCTCATTCCAGATATTGTGGTCTGACAGGAGAAACGCTTGAAGTACCTAACCATGTGACACCCAAGCTGAGAGTTACTAAGGCGTTTAAAGAAGAGATGAATGGCATTACATGGTAATGCTTGAGTGAAGAAAAGGGGTGGGCTATGCTCATCCCTTAATGGAAGGTTAGTTCAGTTCGGTAGAACACACGGCTGTTAACCGTGATGTCATAGGTTCAAACCCTATACCTTCCGCTACGGTTTTTGTGGCAGTTAGTTTTTCCATAATAAAAACACTGGAAGGGGCGAATATATTAATGCCCCTTGAGGGGACTTAGTTTAACGGGAGAATATCTGATTTGCATTCAGATGGTGTGGGTTCGATTCCCGCAGACTCCATCTAATATAAATGGAATACAAGGAGAATTTATATGGATTTACTTGAAAATATTGGGACAACAATTTCAGATAATAAAGACGATATTATGACTTTGCTTCAAAAGAAAAATGATGCGGAGCGTATTCTTGTTCTTAATGATGAAATTGATAGTTTCGCTATTGATAATTATGAACTGTTTATTCTTAATTGGAATAGAGAGGATAAAGATATTCCGAAGGACAAGCGTAAACCGATTAAGCTTTATATTAATAGTATTGGCGGTGACATGTACACTGCAATGAATTTTATTGATGTAATTCGTTCTTCTATTACTCCTATCATTGGAGTTGGTTTTGGATTGGTTGCCAGTGCCGCTTTTCATATTTATATTGCGTGTCATAAAAGAATTGCTTTTCCTAATACCGTGTTTCTTATGCATGATGGAGAATTAAGTATTTCTAATTCCACATCTAAAGCAAAAGACACCATGAAATTCTTAAATCGTATGGAAGAAAGAACGAAGCAACATGTTCTTCAATTTACTACCATGACCGAGGAATTTTATGATGCCCATTTTGAGCAGGAGATTTATATGTATCCAGACGAGGCTAGAGAAAGGGGCATTATAGATTTTGTTATCGGTACAGATGCCGATATCAATGATATCGTATAATGGTGAGTATTAATGGAAAATATATTGTTAAAGAAATCCAACGAGACTGAAGAGCAATATCTTTGGAGAGTTGGCAATTATATAGATACGCATCCTAATGTCACTTGGAGTTCTATCTGTGATATATTAAATGAGCAACTTGGAAATACTGATGAAAATTGGAAAAGCCCTGATACTTTTAGAAAGAAATACCAAACCGCAAAGAAATTTTATGATAACGCTTTTTTATTAATGAATGAAAATGATACTGAAAAGTATCTCTCTGAATTAAAAAAAGAACGGATTAAGATTCAAACTTTAAATATAGAGCGAAATAAACTTGATAGGCAAGAAGCACGACAAGAATTATATTATGAACAGATTGGTTCTTATTTAAGGAATTCTGAAGATGATTTATCTCCTATTTTGAATGACATAGAGCCATATGAAAGTATTGATATTGACAGAACAGAATATATTTTAACTATATCTGATATTCATGCTTTTGCATCATTTACCAGTTTAAATAATCATTATAACCCAGAAGTAATGGCAGACAGATTTTCTTTCATGGCTGAAAAAGCCATAAAGTTTATTCAAGACCATAATCTTAAAAAGCTTCATGTACTTAATTGCGGAGATTCTATTCAAGGCATTATCCATATGAACGATTTAAAGATTAATGATTCTTCTGTGGTGAAAGCAACTGTAGAAATTAGTAGATTATTAACTAAATTCTTAATTGCTTTATCAAAGTACTGTGTTATCGATTATTATCATGTTCCTACAAGTAATCATACTCAGATACGATTTCTTGGAAGTAAAGCAAATGCTTTAATGGATGAAGATTTGGAATATATTATTGGACATTATATTGAAGATTCGGTAGCAAATAATAATAATATTCATGTTCATCTTCAAGAAGATAATAAAGGATTTCTTAGCTTTGAGGTTTGTGACTTTAATATTGTAGCGATGCATGGACATCAAATTAAAAACATAGAGTCTGTAATTAAAGATGTATCTACTTTATTGGATGAAAGAGTTGATTATCTCATAATGGGTCATCAGCACTCTTCTAAAGAGCTTACAATTAGTGAAAATATTCTTACTGATACAGAAGTTCTTGTGGCTCCGAGTTTTGTAGGAAGTGACCCATATTCAGATTCTATTTTTAGAGGAACAAAATCAGCTTTTAAAATTTATGGCATCAATTGTTTAGATGGTCATAATGAAACATATAAATTTATTTTAAATTAATGTTTGTCTCACGATAGACGAGAAGAACGTAAGAACTGGTTGCAAACAGTCTGTTCTTCTCGTCTATATTTATATCGAGGAAAAGGAAGAATAATAATGGCATATATCAAAACTCCGAAAGGAAAAGAGATTAGTACTATGGGGGTTAAAGACCTCCGTAAAGAATACGATATTCTAGCTAATTCTCAAAACAGGTTAATTAATCTTGATGATATCTATTGTCATTATTGTGGTCAGTTTTTAAGTAAAACTCATTTTTATAAATCGTCTGTTACGGTATCTAAAGTTTTTCCTATTTGTAAAGAGTGCTTAGTCAAGCGAGTATGTGATTATGATAAGAAAAATAAAATCTATACTCCTAATAGGGCAAAGGCAATTAATCAACTTAGAGAAATGGATTTACCATTTATTGAATCATTGTGGAATTCTTTTACTACTCCTAAAAATGAGGGAGAAATAATTACAGAGTCCGCTTGGGGAAATATGATTAGGTCATTATTAACTCTCCCTCAATATAATGGGAAAAAATTTATTAATTCAGATTTTGGTTCTGAAGTCATAGATTCAAATGGAGATATTGTCTCTGAAGATGAAGAATCTGAACGTTTAATTAAAGACGGTCGAAAAAGGTTTGGAGCCTATCCTGTAGAAGATTTGTATTTTTTGGAAAGAGAATATGAAGATTGGGTATCTCGATATCCTTGTGATGTTAAAGCACAGGAAGTCCTGTTCCAAAGAGTGTGTTTTAAACAATTAGAAATTGACAAAGCTCAAAAATCTGGTAGAGATACTAAAGACTTAGATAAAGGCTTACAGGATATGCTAACCTCTTTGGGAATTAAACCTATTCAAAATAATGATTCTGCCCTTGTGGATACAATGACATTCGGACAGCTTATTGATAAGTGGGAAAATGAAAAACCTATTCCTGAACCAGAGGGTGAGTTTAAAGATATAGACCACATTGGGATGTTAATAGATGTTTTCTTTAAAGGTCACTTAGCTAAAATGATGGGATTAAAAAATGCGTTTTCTGCTATCTATGAAAAATTTATGGCTAAGTATACCGTGACCAAACCTCAATATGAAGATGGTATGGATTCTGAGACTATCTTCGAAAAGATATTTGGTCGAGAAGTTGATTTAGAGGATGTGGACTCCGATGTTTCAACAGAATAAAAAAACTGTTCAAGAGCTTGAAGCTGAAAAATCTCAGCGGATAATGGAAACAATAGCTTGGAGAGCGGGTTATTATCGTGCTAATCCTCAAAGGTTTTTTTCTGAATATTTGGGGATAACCTTTTTAAAGTGGTTCCAAGCACTTATATTATGGGCAATGGCTCATAATTATTATATTGCTTTTATTGCGAGTCGTGGTCTTGGTAAAACATTTTTGGCGGCGGCTTTTTGTGTCTGGAAATGTATCTTATTTCCCAAAGCAAAAATAATTATAGCCGCAGGAACTTTAAAACAGGGTAATGAAGTTCTTCTTAAAATACAGGATGAATTGATGCCCGCTTCAGTTATGCTTCGCATGGAAATAGAAAAATGTAGTATAGGGCAAAATGACTCTTCTATTTATTTCAAAAACGGTTCTTGGATTAAAGTTAGAACAAGTACAGAAAACGCAAGGTCTGCCAGAGCAAATGTTATCATTGTTGATGAGTTTCGTATGGTAGATAAGAAAATTGTAGATTCAGTTATTAGGGAATTTTTAAAAGCTCCTAGAAGACCTAACTATTTAAACAATCCTAGATATAAGCATTTAGATGAAAGAAACCAAGAAATATATTTATCATCTGCTTATTTTAAATCTTCATGGGCATACACTAAATGCCAAACTTATACTGCCAATTTATTAAATGATAAACAGAAATACTTTATCTGTGGGCTACCTTATCAAATTGCTATTAGAGAAGGCTTACTCAATCGTGGTCAAGTTGAAGACCAAATGAGCGAAGCGGATTTTAATGAGATTTCATTCCAAATGGAGGATGAGTGTCTTTGGTACGGTGACACAGATGGTGGTCTATTTAAATTTGATGTATTGGATAAGACTAGGCGATTAAAACATTGTTTGTATCCGTTAAAGTTTTATAATGAAAAAAATCCTGTTCCTAATGTATCCTCAGATGGCAAGCGTATTTTATCGGTTGATATAGCGTTGATGGCATCTTCTTCTAAAAAAAAGAATGATGCTACGTCAATTTATATTAATGATTTGGCGAGAACATCTATGACTTCTTATCAATCAAATTTTGTATACGCAGAAACTTTTGAAGGATTAACTACAGATGAATTAGGGTTAATTATTATGAGGTATTTTTATAAATATAAATGTACCGATTTAGTAATTGATACAAACGGAGTAGGTTTGAGCACATTTGATTATATTATAAAAGACCATTATGACCCTGATTCAGGAGAAATATATGGAGCACTTACTTGTTGTAACAATGATGATATGGCAGAAAGGTGTAAAGTTCCGACTGCGTTGAAAGTAGTTTGGTCTGTAAAAGCTACGGCTGATTTTAATAATACAATTTGTGTATTATTAAGAAATGCAATCGCAAACGGGAAAGTAAATTTCTTAGTTCCAGAACAATTAGCAGATTCTATTATTTCTTCTGAATATAAATCTTATCCTAGAATGTCTATGTCAGAACAAACCGAAATGAAAATGCCATATGCTCAAACAACAATGGGAATTTATGAATTAGTTAAATTAAAACATTATTTTAAAAACAATAAAATTGTGGTTTATGAGCCAAGTGGTTGTCGTAAAGATAGATACTCTTCTATTGCTTATAATTATTGGTGTGCGACTCAATTGGAACTTCAATTAAAGCCACATTATCAAAATACAGAATCATTAGTATATAATCTTCCAATCAAAAGAGGAAGTTATAATTCAACAATTATTTAATTGGAAAGGGGGATGACGATGCCACAAAAATCCAATAAATCAAACGTGGTTAACAGTCCTACTCCACAACCCACTGCCGCAGAAATGAGACAGTTTTATAATGATAATAAAGACAGGCTCATGAATTATGCAAGTGCAGAAACCGCTTTACTGCAATTGACTGGTGATTTGAGTAGAACGGTAACGAAGAGTCTTACTCCTTTCGATAAAGAAGCACTGCGTAGTTATTATCGCAATATTACTGGTAATTCTAAGAACCTTAGAAATTTATCTAGATATCTGTATTATAGGTGTCATCCTTATTTTAGATTGGTACAATATAACGCAAACATGTTTATGCTACAGGCGAGGTCTGTCATTCCTAATTACGACCTAGTGAAGAGCAATAATAAGAAAAAAATATTAAAATCTTATAATGCTACATTAGATATGTTGGAAGTAATGAATCTCCAGTTAGAATTTTATAAGGTGTTTGTTACAGTATTTAGAGAAGATGTTTTCTATGGAGTTGCATATCTGGATAAAACAGGATTTTTTATTTTACCGTGGAATCCCGATTACGCAAAAATTGTTGGTATTTATCAAGATGGTAGTCTGGCTTGGGCTATGGATATGACATACTTCAGAGGCTCTACTAATCAAGCACTCCTTGAAAAATTAGGTGAACCTTTTATCAGTTTATATAGAGCATATGGTGACAGAAATGAGTTACGGTGGCAAATTGTTCCAGAAGAATATTCTGTATGTGAAAAATATAGAATTGATGATTGGGAGAATTGTGTCCCTCCATTTAGTGGAATATTTAATGGAATTATTAATACTCTTCAAGCTGAGGACGTACAAGCTATTACCGACCTTCAAGCTATTTATAAATTGATTTGGGTGGAAATGGAAACTAGGGCTAATGCTAAAGACCCTGATGAGTGGAAAATAGACCCAGAATTAGCAATTAAATATTTTAATCGTATGTGTGAAGAAGCACTTCCAGAATATACATCTGCCGCTATTGTGCCGGGAAAGCTTAATGCAATTAGTTTTGACCATGATTATGCTACAGATGTTAATAAAACTTCTAACGCTGTTAAAGCTTTATTCAACTCTTCTGGTGGTGCGCAAATTTTAAATTCTGAAAGTATTAGTGGTACTACCGCTTTTACAGCCGCAATGATTGCGGATACAGAATTTGCTATCTCTCCTCTCCTGCCTCAGACGCAAGCGATTGTTAATCGATTATTGAAATGGAAAGTTTCTAATCCTTGTAAGGTAATGTTCTTCCCTGTATCTGTTTATACGGCTAAGACATTTAAAGACAATCTTGTCAAAGACGGCACCTATGGATTACCCGTAAGGCTTGCTATGAATACCTTTAATAATTTTACAGAGAAAGATTCTTTGGCATTGAATTATTTAGAAGTTGATTGTCTTGGATTAGATGATTCTTTCATTCCTTTACAGTCTAGTCATACTGCCTCTAAAGATGATATAGTCACCGACCCTGTAACAGGCGGCAGACCCGAAGAAGATGTAAAGACCGATGATGGAGAAGCGAGTGAAGACAAGAGTGATAATGCAGGAGGCTGACCATTATGAAGATGAATTTTATTAAAACAGATGATAAAGAAATGGCTGAACTTCTGCTGAAGCATGGGTATAAACTTTATAATAATACCGATAAACAATGGGTTTTTATTAATGAAAGACCGATTGAATTCTCTGAAGATAATGAAGAACTGGATAAAAGCAAGTTGATTTTTACTAACGTATTAATGATGTAATTGGGGGAGAAAATGAAAAAGAAAATATTAACTCTAGATAATCTCATTGATTTTTGTATGAAGAACCAATTTCATCACTTTTCTTCCAATGAGTCTGGTTATCAACTTTGTGTGGCGGTTCCGTCAACATTTGAAGTTCAGAAGTTTGATGAGGGAGACAATTCAAAAGAAGGTCTGATGAAGGTGAAGATTAGAATTCTTCATACATTAAAAAATAGAAACAATAGTTACATCTCTAAAGAAGCGGCATTAAATGCGGCTGAATCAATTAAAGGCAGACCAATTCTTGCTTATATTCATCAACTTGATGATGGGTCTTGGGATTTTGGTGGTCATGAAATTGAATATGATAGAGATGAAAATGGAAATATTTATATTGAATATATTGAGAAGCAGGTAGGCTCGTTTACTGAATCCGACCCCTTCTTTGAATATGATGCAGATGCAGATAAAGAATACCTTTGTTCTTACGGTATTATTCCTACAGAATATACTAAAGCGGCAGAAATTATTCGGTCAAAAGGTGGCACCAAGACCAGTTCTGAATTATATGTTGATGAAATGACATATGATGCAAATGAGAAGGTGTTGTATCTTAATAAATTCTATGTATCTGGTCTTACCCTGTTGGGGGCTGAAGATGACGGCACTCAAATTGGGGAAGGAATGGAAGGAAGTAGAGCAGATATTGTTGATTTTAGTGTCAACAATAATTCTACTATTAATTCTCAAGATAATATTCAAAGGAAGGAGGAGGTTCAAATGAGCAAATTCGAAGAGCTGTTACAGCAGTATAATGTTACGGCTGAAGACATTACTTTTGAATATACTGATTTGACTGATGAAGAGCTTGAAGCCAAATTTGCAGAGTTATTTGATAATACTCAAGAGGAAGAACAGGATGAAGTGGAGAACACCACAGATGTTGAAGAGAATCTTTCTAATGAGGAAAACTCTGAAAATTTTGAAGATAATAATAAAGCGGCTAATGAAGAGAATGTCGATGAAGTTGAAGAAGTAACAGAAGAAGCTCCTGTTGAAGAGAAGTTTGTTGCACTTACTTATTCAAGCAATATCGATGGTAATATGCAGACTTTTGAAAAGAGTATGCAGAATACTTTGGCACTTCTGTATAGAATCGTTCAGCAGACGTATGGAAATGATAATACTTATTATGATATTGATGCATATCCCGAATCTGGGACAGTTATTATGCATGATTATAAAGGCGATAGCTATTATAGGCAAGCGTATGAAGTGAACGATGATGGATGCAGTCTTGTGGGAGAAAGGGTTCAAGTATATCCTAGATTTCTTTCCAAGGAAGAGATTGAAAAATTTGACGAACTTGAGCACAACTTTGAAGATGTTACATCTCAATTAGAAGTGTATCAAGATGCAGAAAATAAAGCAAAAATGTTTGAAGTATTAAATTCTTCTGACTATGAGACTTTACACGAAGAAAATGATTTTATTAATTTTGCAAACGAAGTAAAGAACAATTATAAAAACTTCACCGTAGAAGATGTTCAGAATAAATGTGATACTCTTCTGCTTTCTTATGTAAAGGCAAAGAAAGCTTTAAAATTCTCTGCTGATAATGGTGAAGGAGTAGCTCCCACTAAAGTTACTTTCTTCCCAGAGAAAAATACTAAACCAAATCGCTATGGGAATCTGTTCTCTTAAAAAATATATACATTAAACGAAAGGGGAAACACAATGGCAATTAATTTTACTGTTAGTGAACACAATGTCGCTTTCCCGTCTAAGGTCAAAAGTGGCATTTGCGGTCATACTTTTAACTGCTATATTGGTGCCGATATGGACAATGGTGTCCTTGTCGGGATTGATGGATGGAAAGATTATGACCGTTATACTGTGAAGAATGCTCCTGCGGGTTTTGCGGGTGTTATTCGTGAGCAAGCAAAGAATGGTAATTGGTATGTGGAAGTTGTTAATGCAGGTACTGACGCTCCTGCTATTTTCATTCATCAGCCCGTGGTTGTTGCGGGTGCTCCTGCGAAGAAGTATGAAGATGAGAAGTATTTCTACAATAAGGCGGGTTCCACTGTCAAGGGCTATGAACTGGCTATGTACGATATTATTGAGGAGTCTGCCGCTATTTTTACTGGCACTCCTGCGGCAGGTAAGTCTGTTACTTGGGACGCAAGTACCAAGAAATTCGTTGTTGCAACATCGTAATGAAAGGGGGAAAAAGATATGCCTAGAATGAATTTTAGCACGAGCCATCTTGTCTCCCTGTTCGGTGAGAACGGTGTTTATGATTGGAATGGCACGAAGAATCTGATGTTCGACCTTGCAGAGGGTCGTGACGTTTTTGATGCAGACGGCAACCTTGTCTCTAAGGCAGATGCTAATGCTAAACTGCAAACTATTATCTTCTCTGTCCTTGGTATTGATAAGAATGCTACCAAGAGAGACAGGAAGAGAGCGATGAAGAATCATCACAGAGAGCTGTTTGAGATTCTGGAGGAGCTGATTGACCATCAAGTCTCCAAGGGATTCAGAAATGATGAATTCTTTGATGAGTTCGTTGATTATAGAAATATCGCTCTTGGTGATTCTATTGAGTTCTACACCGAGGATGATACCCTTCTGGCTGTTGGCAAGGTTTCGGGTGGTCACCACGACCTCATTCTCCAGAGACCCGCAGGAAATACATATTACACTATTCCTGTCGAGCGTTATGGTGCGGCTGTTGGTGCTGACATTGACCGTTATCTTGCAGGGCAGGAAGATTGGGCAAAGCTTGTTGATAAACTTGCAAAGTCCTTCCTGTATATTGTTCGTAATGCCATCTACACTCAGGTGATTGGTGCTTACACCCAAGTTCCTGTGCAGACTGGATTTATCGGTAATAATCAGCTTGTTAAGGCTACTCTTGATACTATTATTGAGAATGTCGCGGGTGTGAATGATTCCGATGTTTATATTATGGGTACGAAGACTGCTCTTAAGAAGCTGTCTGAACTCACTGATGTGAACTGGCGTAGCGAAGGTCAGAAGGAAGACTATGCTCGTATGGGTCGCATTGGCTCTTATGAGGGTACTGACTTGCTTGAGATTCCTCAGAGATTCGAAATCAATGGTACGACTCTGACCAGACTGGTGAGAGATGATATCCTGCTTATTATGCCCAAGGCTGATAATAAGTTTGTCAAATTCGTTGACCAAGGTGAGACCGAGATTGACGAAATCCTTGAGAAGGGTGAGGAGCATGGACGTATCGATGATGTTATGAAGTACGAAATTCAGCGTTCCTTCGGTATTGCCGTTAACGTTGGTCGTTACTTCGGTGCTTATATCATCGGTCAGTAATAATTAAATATATTTTAATTGAGAGATAGATATTAATCTATCTCTCAATTTTTAGGATTATAAGGAGAATATATAATGGCAACTAGACAAGTAAGAACAAAGACTGCTGAGAAAAAAGCTCCTGCTTCCAAATTAGTAAAAGAGAGCGCAATTAAAACTGTTACGGCAGTTGTTGAGGACCAAACTGAGCAAGAAACCGTGAAAGAAGCAAAGGCTAAGAAGTTTGACCAAGAGGATAAAGTGCTTTGTCAATCTGTCTCTCCGGGTATTACCCATGTAAAGGGAATTAAAAGTGGCGAGATTTATACTTTTGAATCTGAAGGAGCTACAGAATATATCGAGTATCGTGACCTTGTTGCGGCTATTCGTTCTAATTCCAATACTCTTTTTAGACCTTTCATTATTGTAAAGGATAAAGACTTTATTGATGAACAGGATAAGCTGAGAAAATTCTATGATGACCTTTATACTATTGAAGACTATGATGAATTTTTTAGGCTTCCTGCAAATAGAATGAGAAATATTCTGGACAAACTCCCCGAAGGAATTAAGAGTACGATTAAATCGATGGCGGTTACTAAAATTGCAGATGGTTCTCTCGATAGTATAGCAAGAATTAAAGCTTTAGACGATTATTTTGGAACGCAATTATCGATGCTTACAGGACTCTTTGATGAATAATAAATAAGGAGGTACAACATGTCCTCTTTGTCTTATAATGAAATCTTTTCAAGATTTTTTTCTAAAGTAGAAGGATATGACCTCTTTGACGAAGGAATGAATTTAGAAACCAGATATGCTTTATTGTGTAGTTGGTTACATTCTGCCATTTCTAAATCTCAAGTATCACGATTATTTTCTTCAGTCTATTTTTCAGATACAACAATTGATGCTGAAGCAATGACGGAAGAAGATTATGATATTGAATCGGTTGTCATTGATGGCTCCTTTGACTATGAATTATTAAATCCTTTAGATAGCAATTTGTCTAATGTAGATGATGAGTTTGTATTTGAATTGTTAGCATATGGTATGGTGCTTGCTTGGCTTGAGCCAAAAGTTAATAGCCTTACTAATATTGCACAGTTTTTTGGTACTAGTGATGAGAAGTTTTATAGTCAAGCTAATCATTTATCAGAATTACGAGGACTTCGTGATGATGCAGTATCTGCTCAATATAGACTTATTACCGAAAGAGGATTTGGATATAATTCTTATTTGAATGGCACTGGAGCAAGTGCTAGTCTGAGAGGTTAATATATGAATTATAAATATGGAAATTTTTCAGACGAACAAATACAATATTTTAAAACTCAACTGCACAAAAAAATTCATTGGTTAATTCTATATAAAGACCCAAAAACTTGTGGTAAATATGAATATGTAGAATACGATAAGTATTTTATAACACTGATGAAAGAGATTGACGCTTTAAATGAATTACTCTTCTACCCCGTCCAAGTAATTGAGTTGACTTGTCTATTACAAGCGGCTTATATGGAAACAAAAAATAAACCCTTTAATTATTCAGCCTATAGAAAATTGGTATTAGATGCTCACAATCTTGTGGATAAAATCTGTGAGGGGTGATGCTTATGATTACAATGGATATGTATGGGAATATGCTTTCTAATAAAGGAAATAATTTATCACAAGTTAGACGCAATCAGTCTAGAATGATAATGAATGCTACTTTTACTGGAGACGTTGGATATAAAAGAGTTTATATATTAGATAAAAATAATGGTTGGCAATATGAAGATGCAAAATATTCCAAACATGCTACCCCTTCAATTTTAAAAGATGCTGTTGATTATTATCTTCAATTTAGACCCAGAATTCACTATCCTATTGGGACTTATGTATTTATTCCCAATGACGAAGATTACGGATTAGGATTTCATGAACAATCTCCTATTAATCCATTTATGGATAAAAACTTTACAGTTGATAAATTATGGATGATTGTAGGTAGAAATGATGCTAATGAATTTGTTAGATATAATATTATTAAGTGCAATTGGAACTTTAAATGGGTAAACAGACTTCATGGTAAAAATGTTATTATGAATGTTTGGGGAGCTGTCCGTAATGCTAATAGTTACACGAGTGGCATATGGAATGCAGATTATGGTTATTATCTTGATAATGTTACAGCATTTTGGGTTCCAGACACCTATCTTCTTTATGGAGATAAAATAGCTGATTTTAATCTTTGTGATACTAGATATATAGAACATGAAGAAAGATTTATATTATCAAACAATTTATTAGACCCTAAAATTTATAAGGTAACTAAAGTTGTCGATACCGTTCCTCAAGGTATTATTAAGGCGACAGTTAAACAGGATGAGCTTAATAGAGTTCGTGATAATATTGACCTTATGATTTGTGATTACTTTGATGATAATGGTGAAGTAAAAATTGAAGAAGCAACTGGTTCTGATACTACTAAATCTAGTTATATTTGGACCGCTCATGTTAATGACAAAGGTGAATTAATTAGAGATAGTGTTTCTCAAGCTAAGAGAGATTCAGAATATAATAAATTATCTTTAGGAAAATTATCATATTATATTGCAGAATATTATAATGATAATAATAGTGTGGTAGTAAATAACATTGACCCTGAGTGGCACATTAGCTTGGTAAATAATAATAATTATACTTCTGATGAAGTAAAACGATTTGAAAAGCTAATTAAGATTGAAGAAATAGATAACAATATTTTATCTGTAAAGCCAAGCAAGGCATTTGACCTTATTGGAAAACAATTTGTCCTCAGTGTTCAACAGGCTAATGGTGAATATTCATCTTCTATTACATTAGAGGTGATTGGATGATAAGGGATATAGAGAGTATTATAAGGAATCTGGATGATAAAACTAATAATGATATTATTCAAAAAAAAGACCTTATAATGAAAATGTTTTTGGAGGACCCAGATTTACAAGAAGCTTTAGGGAAAAAAGACCCTAAGCCCCTTAATAAATTTGTGGACGAAAACAATCCTACAGAAGAAGAATTATTAAAGCGTCAAGAGATTATAGATTATAATGAAAAAATTCAGCATGACCAAATTATTCCTTTTATTAAATTGAATGATATTCAGAAGGAAGTGTTGAATTTTATTATGTTTGATATTGAGGATGATGGAGTATTTTATGATAATCATTCTCTCAAAAAACAATATATTACCTTATATTGTGTTGTCCATGAAGAGTCAATGGAGACTGAATATGGAATTGTTCGAACGGATTTATTGGATTATATAGTGAGAGATTTGTTATGTTGGAGTAATAGTTTGGGCTTCCAAGTATATATTGAGTCCGATAAAGCTAGAATTCTGGATGGTGGCTATTACGCCAGAAAGATGTCCTTTGTTTCTAGAACTCCCAATTTGGTTAATAAACATATGGGTATGAACAATCGGTATGACAGATTCCCGTAAGTTCAGTACGCTTCAATTATATTTTGGAGACCCTTACACTATTAGCGATAAAATACAGGTTTATCAACCAACCATTGGAGATATTCTTGAATTCGATAAAGAATTTGGAGAGTCAGAATTTTGGGCTTTACTAAATATCTTTATTGGAAATCCAACATTATATCGTCTATTACTCTGGGATATGGGAATAGATTGGAATGAAATTACAGATTACCAATTATTTATAATATTATGTCGGTCAGTTACTCCTGATAAATCTAAAATATTATTTGGTGATTTGGATTTTACAGCTTTTGAATTATATACCCAAGAAAAGACAAACGAACAATCAGAAGAGACTCCTGTAGAGTCTTCTAATGATACTAAAAAGGTAGATGTAGTTTTATATGACCCTAATACGGGGGCATTAATTAATGAAGAAATCTATACAGATATAGCGAATTATCTAAGAACTATGTTTAATATATTCCCAAAAGTGGAAAAAGCTAAGGGACAGGCAACTAAAGAATGGATTATTGAAGAAGACCGAATGAATTTAAATGCTAAACAGGATGATTCGTCTTCTTCTACTTTTTTCCCGCTGATATCAGCATGTTGTTGTCACCCCGGCTTTAAGTATAAGAAGAATGAATTAAGAGAAGTGGGTATTTATGAATTCATGGATGCAGTTGCTCGTCTTCAGATTTATGAATCTACTACTGCTCTACTGAAAGGGATGTATTCTGGTTTTGTAGATGTTAAGGGTATAGATGCTACTGAGTTTGATTTCATGCGTGAAATTAAACCTCAGAAAGATAAATACAAACATTTAAAATGAAAGGATGGTATATATGGCTGCTTTTAAATTAGGTGACCTTATTATCGATAGAATCCAAATGGCGATGGCTGAAACCTTTAATGATGAACCGCTGTTCGTTCTGACTCAGCTTTCTGACGCTTCTATCGAAATTACCGCAGAATCCAAAGACGCTGTTGATAAAGATGGTGTTCTTATTAAGAGATTCTGGCAAGGTAAAACTGGTACGTTTACTGCCACTAATGCTATGCTTAACCTCAATGTTATTGCGGCTAAGTCTGGTAATGATGCAATTACTGCTACTTCTGCTAATACGATTGTTATGCCTAGAATTATCACTGTGAAGGCAGGTCAGACTGCTACTCTTACTGGTTATACGACTGGTCAGAGAATCACAGTCAATGCTCTGGCAAATAACGGTGCTATGGGTGCTTCTTATTCTCTTGGTACCTCTGCTTCTGCTACGGAGTTTGCGGTTAATGGCACGACCTTTACTCCTCCGACCGATTCTAACGAGACCCAGTATGTCGTTAAATATGACCGTTCTGTGAGTGAAGGTGTGAAGATTATCAATACTGCTGACAAATATCCGAAGACCATTAAGCTGACGTTGAAGGCGCTTTGTGTTGACCCTTGCGAGGCAGACACGCTCCGCGCTTGCTATATCGTGCTTCCTTCCTTCCAGCCCAGTCCTGAGACCACCATCAACCTTACGACTGATGGTACTCTTGATTTCAATGGTGACCTTCAGGTTAACTATTGCTCGGCTGATAAGGAGCTGTACACGATTTACTACGCTACGGCAGACTCTGAGTAATTATTTTGATAGCGGGAGGGCTTCTTGGCTGATGCCAAGAGGCTCTCTTTGTCTTTATTATATGTCAAAGTATGATAAAGAATTTAGAATTTAGCCATGTTATATGGCTTAGAATTTGGGAATTAAACGAAGGAAAGGATATTATAATATGGCAAAGAAAAATAATAAAGAATGCGCTGTTTGTCACAAGATTTATTCTTATTGTCCTAATTGTGACGAATATGCACATGCACCTTATTGGATGAACATGTTTTGTTCTGAACAGTGTTTAAATGTATATGAAATTTTATCTAAATATGTATCGGGTGTCGCGACTCAAGAGTGGGCTAAGACCAGATTAGAAAGCATCGATATTGATGAAAAGAGCCTTAAAGGGTCATTTGCCAAAGAGTATGCTGAGATTATGCATGGAAATAAAAAGGTCTCCGATACTAATAACGGTGATAAGGATATTGAGAAAAAAGTAGCTACTGAAATGAAGGAAACTGTGATTTCTAATGCTACTGCTGAAGCAAGAGCAATTTATCCGAAGTCTGTCAAAAATAAGAAAAGATATTAATTGTACGGTGATTATTTAGATAAGTATATATAGGGGAGTAATCTATCGTATGAATAGGTTACTCCCTTTTTTGTCTAAAAGAAAGGATTAAAAGGATGATAAATAATGATTATGATTTGATAACTCCTAATATAACGCCAAGACCATATTATGCCAATGAAGTAGTACGTATTATTAATATGAAACAAGCTAAAGCATATATTAATAATGGTGTATATCCAATTGATTTATATACTTCTAGAGACAAAACAGGAAAGAAAATATTAGTGATGATATTTTTGAGAGAACAAACTAAAGAAGTATATGACCTTTGGTGTAAATACGCATTGGAGGAAGACACTATATGAGTAATTCTAAAAAAGATACAATTATGATTTCATTAGATACAAGCAGTAAACGCACTGGATGGGCGATGTTTGTAAATGGAGAATACTCTTCTTCTGGCGTATATGATTTTACTTCATATAAAGGAAATTCTGATGAGCGTATTAAAATGATGGTGCAATATATAATTAGAGATTTTGAAAATAAACATCCAGATATTGTTGTTGTAGAGAAGGATATTGTTATGAATAATATGGCAACAATTAATATTCTAACCAAAATTATTGGGTCTATTTATGGATATTGCACTATACGAGATGTTTTTTATTTTGAGTTTCAGCCAAGTGAATGGCGTAAATTAGTAGGAATCAAAGAAAAGAAGCGAGATAAATGTAAAGAAGCTTCGGTTCAAATGATAAAAGAACAATTGAATAAAGAAGTTTCAGATGATGAGGCTGACGCAATTAACATTGGGCAGGCTTATATAAATCTGTGGACACAAGATTAAAAGGAATAAAGGAGATTATTATGGCAGAAAATAAAAATGACATTATTCTTAAAAATAATATTAAGGATGTTGAGAATGCTGAGAATATTACTGTTGATGAATTGGTAGCAGAATATCAACGAAGGTCTTCCGACTCTGCGAAGAAATTATATTTAGAAAGCAAAATTCGAACAGTCGAATATATGGACTATGAAGTAGTGCAGTCATTATGTGATAGTATTATAGCAGGTTCTTATTTGAAAGATGGTGAATGTTATATTGATTCTTGTAAAAGTTATTATTTGTATGTATTTACTATCTTTAATTATTATACAAATATTGAAGTCCATTCTAATGATTTCATGAGAGAATTCAATTTGTTAAATAAGGAAGGTCTCATTGATGTTATTTTAGGCGCGATTTCAGAGAATCTTATGGCTACTTTTGATGCAGTGTTTCAAATGAAAAAGAACGACTTTATGACGAATTATTACGAGCCGCATTCTTATGTTAATAGAATTATTGGTAAGTTCATTCCTTTTGTGTCTGGTTTCTTTGAAGAATTGGGAAATCAGCTTAAAGATGTTGATTGGAATGGAGTAAGTGAGGCTCTTCAGAATTTACAAAATACTGAAAAAGAATAAAGATAAAAGGGAGGAATGTCATAGTTCCTCCCTTTTTTTATTAAAGGAGAAATAAAATGGAAGGTTCTAGCGGAATTTCTAAAAAACTCTTTGAGGCTGATATTGAACGTTTTATGAGAAGATGCGGAGAAATTGTTGCAATAGAAGCTCGACAACGAATATATCAATATGCTTTAGAAGAAATGACCAATTATTATGAAGAATATACACCTATAGAATATGTTCGTACTAATCAAATGTTACTTCATTCATATATTCCTTTTCATGAAAAAGTTGGAAATGTTTATAGCGGAGGAGTCAAAATTGATTTTGAAAATCCTCCTACAAGACACCATATATGGGGAATGAAAACGACGACAAATGAAAAAGGAGAAAAAATTACAAACAGTACTTTTGATGAACAGAGGATATATGATTTGGTATGGATTCAAGGTAAACACCCTGTAAAAGGTAGAGATGGTCAATTGGTAGGTAGTGGAATTAATCATGAAGATAAATTGCGTATTAGAGCATATGCAGATAAAGAGGCTATTTATCAAAAAGCAATTGCTAAAGCAAAAAAAGATAAATACTCTTTAATAACATTTAGATAATAAAGAGGTGGAAATATGGCTGATGTTACTGGATTAATTAGAATAGGACTTGAGGTTGACAAAAAAAATATATCTGCATTAGCCTCAACTCTTGATGCTCAATTAAAAGGATTAGGAGAAAGATTAAAAGTTACCATTGATGGCGTTCAAGTTAGTGAAAAGGGAATGCGCGGTACTATAAATAATATTAAATCAATTCTTGAAAAAGAATTAAAAGACCTCAATATGGGAGGAGTGCTTGATAATTTTTCTAATTCATTAAATAATGCATCATCTATTCAAGAACAAGTACAAATTATAAATCAGTTAAATGATACTTTAAAATTCACTAAGCAATTATTAAAAACTGATTCTGGGTCTGGTTTAAATATTAAGGATTTAATTAATTACTCAGATAAAGATATAGCAAAATTCACTCAACAAATGGAGTTATTATACAATACCATAGATAAAATGGGTGGATTAACTGATAGAAAGGGATTAAAAAAAGATTTTAAAACATTTGTGAATCAGATATCTGGTGATATCATGCAAGGAAAAGATATCACTGGTGTTTTGAGTAGCTTAAAAGATTTAAGTAATAGCCCTAATATATTAAGCACATATTTAAAAACAAGCGGAATATCTAGTGGTGATTTAGAAGCGAAAATGGCTTCTCAATTAAAAGCAATTAATCAGAATACAGATGCTTTAGATAAATATCTTACAATGGCGGCGAAATTATCTGCCGAGCAAGGTAAAAGTGCTTTTATGCGTTCACCACAATTATTAGCGGAATTACAAAAACAGAGTGGCGTAGACCAAAAAGCTATTATTGAAAGATATAAAGTAATAAAAGACCAAGTATTAAGTATAACAAATGCAATAACAAATTTACATAATGCTCAATCTACTTTTGGCAGAGATATGACAGCCCCAGAGGATTCAATTACTAAGGGTGACGGGTTATATGATAAAATTAGTCGTGGATTAACTCTTAGAGATTTGAATGGGATAACTGCTATAGATATTCCTGTTATTTTAAAATTAGATTCAAATGCTCTTACAGATTTAAATGGTAATACTAATTTAATTAGAGATGAACTTGTTGAAACATTTTCACATATTCCTATTGTTTTAGATTTTACCAATACATCTTTTTCATCTATTGATACTTTAATTGAATCTCTCCGAGAAGTTTTAGAGGGTAGGATTCAAAATATAAATGAATTAATAGAAGAAGCCCTTGGAGGATTATATGAACGAATAAACAATCTTGAAAATAATCGTAATAATAATCCACCCCCGCCTAATAATAACAATAATAACAATAACAACAATAATAATAACAACAATAACAACAATAATAATAACAACAACAATAACAATAATAACCCACCGCCCAATCCACCCGATGATGAAGACGATGATGATGATAGAGCAAGTGATTATTATTATAGACAACAAATAGAGAATCTTAGAACATTAATAAGTTTAGAAGAAAGTCTTGCGGTTCTTAGACTTAAAGAATATGAAGATTTATCTCATGCTGAAAAGCAACGTTTTTCCAGACTTCAACGAGAATATCAAGAGGCTAGAGACAATTATGCTGAAATCAGCGATATGGTATCCAATGGTGAAATAATTTTCAATCCCTTACAGAATGAAAACTTAACATTAGAAGGAATTAGGTGGTTGGAGACGCAAGATAGGGTTTTAGAAACTTCTAATATGCATGGTTATACAGAAGCGGCTAAGACCTTACGCTCTGAAATTGACGCAATATCAAATGAGCTTCCTAATATGTCTTTTATAGATGATGGGACAGAAAAAACTCAACATTTAAATAATACTGTAAAAGAGTTATTAGAAGTATTGGAATCGGTAAGAACTGAATTAAATTTTATTGATTCTCAAGATAGCTTAGAACTTGCTAAAGGCGATGTTGAAATTATTAAAGATGCTTTTAATGAATTAAAAGATATACAAACAGAATTAAATAATGTTAAAAATGAAATTAGAGCAGATATAGGAAAGCAAATAGAAAAGGGAACATTGAATGACCCTCTTCGCAAAGTAGGTTTTAAGGACCAAGGTGCTTATTCTATTTTAAAACGTTTTGAGAATGAAGGTTTTACAGTAGGAGACGTTAATGCAGGTAATTATACTAATTTATATAATGCTGTACATGGTTACACAGATAATGCAGGTAATCAGATAAGGGGTTTTGAACAAGTAACATCTCAAATTAAAAAATTGTATGAGCAAGGATTAGACAATTTAACGAGAACTCAATTAGAGGAATTAAAGCAATTAATTGCAGAATATAAGACTTTATATCAAGCTGTTCAAGATTATAAAAAAGCACTAACTGATGTTAATTCTGTAGAAAATATTGAATTAAAACGTAGAGAAAAAGACACTAATACACGAAGGCATGATGCGACTAAATTCGGAACTCAAATTCAGAATGGTCATTTAAATAATAATCTAAATAATGCTAGAGAGGTATATAATAAATATACTACTTATGGCGGTGTTACTTCTGATACTTTAGAGGCTTTAGGTGGAAATCAATTAAATATTAAAAATGGTCCGGCAAATCTAATTCAAATGTTGGAAGAAACTATTGACCATATTAAAGGTTTCTATGATGAAGCAGGTGAGTTAAAAAAGACTAATACAGAAGCGGATTTAGCTGATTTAGCTGAAGCAATTCACAGATATCGTGAATTATCAATTTATATTCAAGATGCGGTTGATGCTATTACCGCCGTAAATTCTGCTGAAAATCTTCAGTTCACTATTAATAATGGGAATGCTTTTAAGAAAAATAATCGTAAGGTTATGGAACAACTTTCTGGTAATGGTACGGGAAAGAGCTTTGATTTTATTGCAAATGATATGACAGAGCAGTTAAGCCATTATGCAGGATTGAATACTGATGGTTTAAATAAAGCTAGAGAAACTCTTAATCAATATAAATTGGATATTCAAGAATTACGCCAAATGTCCGAACAAGAGTTGACCGCTATGACAGAAGCCCCAAGTGAAGCGTTTATTACATTAATTAATAGGGTTGCCACTGCTTCTCAGGTTTTTCAAACAAATATGGCTCAAGTGAGGACAGAAACTACTGAAGCACTTAGTCCAGAAGAAGCAATTAAAGGTTCACGAGAAATATATGATTATCTTCAAAAAAATTCTCGTGCGGCGGCTGAATACGGAGAACAATTAATAGCACTTGCTAAAGCTTATAGAACGGCAACTACTAAAGGGGAAGCTGAAGAATTAAGAACTCAGTTTCAAGCTTTACAAAGCGACATTGAACAAGCAGGTCGTACAGGAAAAAGTTTTGGTGATGGTTTATTAGGCACATTTACTAAAATTGCTCAATTTTCAGGCATATATAGAATGATTGAGCAAGTTGCTTTTCAAGCACCTAGACAAATATGGTCTACTATACAAGAGATTAATAAATCTCAAATTGAACTTCAAAAAGTTACAACTGCAACTGGTAACGAATTAGCAAAATATTATGATACCGCCACAGAAGCGGCACAAAAATATGGTGCTACTTTAAGTGATGTTATTAATTCTACTGCTGATTGGCAAAGACTTGGTTACAATCTTCCTGACTCTTCTTATCTGTCTGATATGACCATTTTAATGCAAAAAATTGGTGATAATATGACACAAGAAACCTCATCTCAAGGTATGATTGCTACCTTACAAGGTTTTCAAATGCAAGCTGAAGAGGCAGGTAAGATTGTTGATGTTATTAACCAAGTTGCGAATACATCCCCTATTGATACCGCAGGATTGTTCCAATCACTTGAGAAATCGGCTTCTTCCCTTAATGCGGCAGGAAATACTTTTGAAGAGTCTGTTGCTCTGATTACTGGTGCTAATAGTATTCTTCAAAATCCTAATATCGTTGGTAATGGTCTGAAAACAATGACTATGAGAATTCGTGGTGCTAAGACCGAGCTTGAAGAAGCAGGTGAAGATGTTGAGGGTATGGCAGAAACCACTGCTAGTTTAAGGTCTGATTTAATCGCTCTTTCTGGTGTGGACATTATGCTTGATGAAAATACCTTCAAATCTACTTATCAGATTTTAGATGAACTTTCTCAGAAATGGCAAAGCCTCACAGATATTCAACAAGCGGCTATTACGGAAAAAATTGCAGGCAAAAGACAAGGTAACTTAATGGCGGGTCTTATGAATAACTTTGATACTGTTCGTAAGGCTTTAAATAGTGGATTATATGAGGCTGAAGGTTCTGCTGAAAGAGAACTTGAAAACTGGAACCAAGGTATCGAAGCAAGTCTTGCTCATTTATCTGCTCAATTTCAATCTTTTGCTTTGGCAATGGGTGATACAGATATTATCAAAGGATTTATAGATTCACTTACAATTATTCTTGAGTTATTAACAAAAATTACTGAAGTAACCTCTGGTCTTGGAACATTAATTGTTGGGGGCGGTATTATTGGCTTCTTTAATCAATTAGATGCTTTTGTTGGCATAGCTAAAAAAGCACAAGATTTAGAAAGAATAGGGTCTCTTGTTGAAACATTAAAAGGATTTTCAACATTAGCAGATGCTAAAAGTGGTGCAAGTGAAGCGTTAAATCTGTTTCAAAGATTATCTCGTACTTATAATCTCACCGAGCAAATGAAGGAACTTCCCTTTGCGGATGAATTAGGAGAAGATTTGATTAATGCTTCTAAAGGTGCTGAAATCTTAACAGATGATATAGGGAAACTTGGTAAAGTAAGTCTTAATAGTTCTGGATTAATTGGTAAACTAAGTGCGGGTCTTAAGGGAGTCGGTATTGTTCTTGGTCAAAATAAAGCGTTGCTTGCGGGAATAGGAATTCCTGCCCTCGCTATTACAGGTATTGTCGCATACTTTAATTATGTGAAGAAAGTCAAACAAGAATTAATATCTAGTGCAAACGCGGCTAAAGATAGTTGGAATGAAACAACATCTTCCTTAGATGGATATATTAAGCAGTATGAAGAGCTTAATACTAAATTTAATAGCCTTTCTGCAACTGATTCTGAATATGTTGCTACTAAACAAGCAATGTATGACTTACAGAATAGTATTATTGAACAATTTGGTGAAGAAGCTAATGGCATTTCATTAGTCAATGGTGCTTATGAGCAACAGATTGAATTATTGAATGAGATAGCTACTAAAAAAGCACAAAATATATTAAAAGATAATCAAAAACAATATAACCAAGTTAAAAATGATATTGAAAATCCTGCTATACCCTTTATTTGGAACTCTGCCGATTTTCATAACTATTCTCTTCTTCAAGGTAATGCATTCGAAATTAAGGATAATCTAGATAAATATTTAAAAGAGTTAGAGAACGAATTAAAGCAAGAAGGCATTTCTGATGGTCGTAAATCTGATATTCAAGATACAATAAAAGCTACTAAAGCATATAGAGAAAAATATCAAGCTATTATTGAAAATGAAGGCGATGCTTATAAATCTTATCTTGAAACTTTCTTAGCCGCTTCTGGTAATGGTAGTGTTCTTTCAAATTATCAAAATGCAATTACTCAATATAATACTGCTCTTCGTAGTGGAGATGAAGCTCAAATTACAAAGACTGCTGAAGCATATGCCAAAGCAAAAGAAGCTGTTGATGAATTAAATACGTCTAATCTTCAGTATAATGATACCTTTGAAGATGTGTCAGTATTATTTGAAAATGCCGCCGAAACTTTAGATACTATTAGTCTTAGACAACATGATTTTACTAAAGGTTTAAAGAGCGGAGAATCAGAACTGGTGAAATATGCCAGAGGTTTAAAGCAATTAAATGTTGATAGAGCTGATTTATATGAATATTTAACGTCTGGTGCTTTTCGAAAAGACTTCACCTCTGAAAAGGCTTTAGACTTTAAAACACTAATAAGAAAATCTGGCTTTAGTTATGATGAACTTCAAGAAGGTAGCACAGCTACGAATGCATTTATTGCATCTTTAGTAGATGCAGGATATATAATTGGAGATTATTCTGATAACGTTCGTAAAGCCAGACAAGCCTATGATGAGTTTGCCGCTAGTACTAAATCGGCTTTAGACAATATGGCAAATATTCAAACAATGGTGAGTAATTCTTTAGCGGGAAAATTTTCTGCTGAAGATGCAAGGACGTTCAGAGACCAGTCTGCTATTATTAGTTCATTTTCTGCTAATAGTGCAAAAATGCTTGATAATTTATTTGGAGACGAAGCGCAGAAAGCTTTAGAGAGAACTACAAACGGTTATCATTTAAATAGAAAGGCACTTGCTGAATTAACAGAGCAACAAAAGCTAACTCAAAGAGTAAATTATCTTGAAGCTCTTGAAGATAGTTATAATGAATTAAATAAAATAAATGCTCAACTTGCCAATACTGACCCTACTGATGAAGACACAATTAGAAAGCTTGAAAGCAGTCGTGATGAGGTTAATAAATATATCCAATCTTTAAAGGATTTACAGTTAGAATATGAAGCCGCCAATTCTAAATATCGTGCATGGACAGATGCGGTATCTTCTGCAAATGAAGATGATATGTATAACAGCGTTAGAGATAGTTTTGACGCTATGAAGAAAATTGCGGATGAAGGGAGATTCGGTAATGATGACCTTCGTGCATATGTTGACTTGTTAACTTTTAAAGATATGAGTTTTGCTTCTGCGAAGGAAATCATGAATGCGTGGGATAACCTTGATAAACAGATACAAGGTACCACATATTCTGTTAAAGATTTCTTGAAAGAAGGAAATGATGGCGCAATTAATTATGTTGAAGCAATTCATCAGTTGAATGAAGAATGGGCTTATCAAGACAAAGAAGGCAACTGGGTTCTAAATTTTGATAATGAAGAACTCGCTAAGGCGATGAACGTTTCTCAGGACTTTATTGATGTAATGGATAGAATGCTTATTGAATATGGTTTCGACATGAAATTAAATAGTCAACCTGCATTTGATTCTATTGAAGATATAAAGAAAGGGCTACAATCTCTTCAACCATATTTAGAAGGAACTGGATTAGAATTTGACCCCACATTATCTGGCACGGATTTAGATGAAGAAATTCGTAAAGTCAGAGAAATGAGAAACGAATTATCTGCTACAGATGGGGCAGATAAGAATACTCTTACAGCTTTAACGCTTGCTTTAGAATATTATATTAAGAAAAAGTTTGAGGCAAATGCGGTAGAACTTGATACCAAAGACCTTACTGATGCTGATGAAAAAGTCCAAAAAGCGGCTGAAGCTTTAAATGCTTATCGTAAGGCTAAGAGCGATGCTGAAATGACGAAGCTCATGTCGGGCGATGATTCTAAGAGCATGGAAGCTGTTAATAAACAACTTGAAGTTGCAAAGAATAATTTGCAATACATTGGCTTAGAAGAAGGTAAAAAATTAGCTCTATCTCTTGGATTAAAAGTTGATGATAAAGCGACCGCTAAAGATGTCCAAAAACAATTACAGGATGAAATCGAAAAGAACCCTGTTAAATTTGTTACTGCTTTAGATGAAGGTGAAGTTAAGCGACAAGCTAAAGAATATGCACAGGCTTTTAAGAGTGAATTCGATGGTATTACTATCTTTGGTAGTAATGGAGAAAGCTATACGGTAAAATTTGGTGCTGACACTTCTGATTTAGATGAAGCTGTAGATGATACTACACAAGAATTACGAAATATTCAAGATGAACATGTTGCTGTTAAAATTGATGATACTGAAGAGAAAAGAAAGATTGCACAAATTAAGAAAGATTTGGCAGATACTACAAGACCTAAAACGCTTCAAATCCGAGTTAATACTGAGGCTAAAAAACGACTTGAAGAAATAAAACAAGCTATTGCTAATATTAAAGATAAAAATGTTAATATTAGAATTAATAAAACTGGAACTACTAATATCAATAGTGGCGGTAATTTACGTGAGAATCAAGCAACAGGCACTGCTTTCGCAAGCGGCAACTGGGGAACCAGAGATAATGGTACTGCTCTTGTAGGAGAATTAGGTCAAGAACTTTTAGTCCGTAATGGTAGATTCTATACTATTGGTGATGATGGTGCTGAGTTTATTAATTACCGTAAGGGCGACATTCTTTTTAACGCAACTCAGACGGCTAGTCTTTTCAAATACGGCGGCATTCGTGGAGCGAACCCTAGAGGTAAAGCTTTTGCATCTGGTACTGCATTTGATTCTGGTACTGGTGGATTCCTTAGGCAAAGAACTTCCACTGCCACTACTTCTAAAGCAACAAATAAAGTATCTAATAAATCTAAGAACGCTTCTACCAAGAGTAAAGCGGCATCTAAAAACTCGTTCAGTGAATTATTAGATGAAATCGAAATTCGTATTGCTAATCTTGAGCAAGAGATTGAATCTTTTGCTTCTGTCGCTGACAATGCTTTTGAATTATTCTCCAGAAGGAACAACGCAATTATTGATGAGTTGGAAACTGTTGGTGAAGAAATTCGCGCAAATCAACTTGGTTATGTTCGCTATATGGAAGAAGCCAATGCAGTTGGTCTTGATGAAAAGTGGGCTAAACTTGTACGTGAAGGTGCCATTGATATTGACCAAATCACCGATGAAAAGCTTTGGAAGAAAATTGAAGAATATAAAGAGTGGACAGAGAAAGCTAATGAATGCTTGCTTAAAGTTGATGAGCTTAAAGTAAAAGAAGCTGAACTGTACAGGCAGAGATTTGACCTTGTTGATACTATGTATCAAAAAGTTATTGAAGAGATTCAACATTCTGTTGATGTTATGGACTCTTTTGTCAATCTGACTGAAGCGCAATCTCATCTTGTTTCTGGTCAATATTATGAGCGAATGATTGAATCTGAAAAACAGATTCTTACTCAGATTGAATCTCAACGTGATGCTCTTATCTCCTCTCTTGAGGACGCAGTAGCTTCTGGTCGTGTCAAGCAGTATTCTGAAGAATGGTATGACATGAACCAGACTATCAACGAACTTTGCAATTCTATTATAGATGCAAAGACCAGTATGGCTGAATGGCAGAATGAAATCAGACAACTTCGTTTTGATGCGTTTGATGCGTTACAGGAAACCATCTCTGGAATTAATGATGAAGTTGAATTCTTATATAATTTGTTAGATGAAAATAAGATGTTCGATGATAATGGGAAAGCCACAGATGTTGGTCTGGCGGCATTTGGATTATCTGCTACTTCATTCGACACTTATATGCAATTAGCTAATAACTATGCTGATGAGTTAAAGAACATTCAAGCAGAATTAGCTAATGACCCTAATAATCAAACTCTTATTGAAAGACAAAAAGAATTAACTGAAGCACAGCGTGATGCTATTGAGAACGCTAGAAAGCAACGTGATGCCATTGTTAATCTTGTAGAGAATGGTATTAAGAAAGAAATTGATGCCTTAAAGAAAACTATTGATGAGTATGAGAAGCTTCTTGATACCCAGAAAGACGAATCTGACTATGCTAAATCTATTGCCGAGGAACAGCAGAACATTGATAAACTTCGTAAGCGACTTAGAGTCGCAGAAGGTGATAATTCTGAAGAGGGTGCGGCAAATAGACAAAAGCTTAGAAATGAATTACGAGATGCTGAACAGTCTCTTCAAGAAAAGCAACAGGATAGGCAACTGTCTCAAACTAAAGAAATGCTGTCTGAATTACAGACGCAGTACGAAGATTTACTGAATGGCAGATTAGATGATGTAGATAAGCTGATTGCGGATGTTATTGATGAAGTGAATAGTAGTTCTTCTCAGATTTCCGAAGCAATCATGAGTGTCTCGCAGGATGTCGGCTATGTGCTTTCCGACTCTATGATGACTACTTTGTCCAGTGCGGATGAAAATCTGAAACTGATGGTGTCTGATTTCCATGACGGTAATTTTGTCAATAACGTTACTTCTATCAATGAAGCTATTCAAAAGTTAGTTGCGATTTCTGAAGAACAACAGAAATTTGCAGAAGCTGAAGCCGCAAGAAATCTTGCGGAAGAAAATGCTCGTCATGAAGCACAAGCATCTTCTATGGCTAAAGCTGTTGAAGAAGCGTCTAAAGGGCATTGGCATACTGATAACAATGGTAAATACTACGAGCGTCCCGATGGTACTATGGCATCTGGCGGTTTTGAAACTATTGATGGCAAAACTTATGCTTTTGATAATAGTGGATATGTACAAACTGGATGGCAGAAGAAAAATAACAAATGGTATTACATGAATTCTGAAGGTGAACGTCAATCTGGATGGATTACTGATAATAATAAGAGATATTATTTAGATGAATCTACAGGTGAAATGTATACTGGTCTTCAGAATATCAATGGTAAACTTTATTATTTTGATTCTACGAATGGAGAAACCAAATCTGGACTTCAGACAATTGACAAGAAGAAATATTTATTTGACGCTTCAACTGGTGAAGCCTTAACTGGTTGGCAAACAGTTGGTAAGAGTAAATATTACTTCGACCCGTCTTCTTCTCAAGCTAAGACTGGATGGGTACAGATTGGTGATGATTGGTACTATATGGGAACAGATGGTATCATGAAGACTGGATGGCAGAAGGTCAATAAGAAGTATTATTATATGGATAAGAATTCTGGTGTTATGCAAACTGGATGGATTCATATTGGTAATAAATGGTATTATACCGACTCTTCTGGTGCCAGAGTTTCTGGTAAAACTATCACCATTGATGGTAAGAAATATAAATTCAACTCTAGCGGCGTATTGACTTCTAAAAAGTATGCGTCTGGTACAAAACATGTACCTGCTACTGGTATTTATAATTTGGATGAAGAAGGTACAGAATTTAAGCTTTCTGATGGCTCCACATTAAAGAAATTATATACTGGTGATATGGTCTTTAATCGAGAAGCAACTCAGAATCTTTGGAATGCGGCAAATAATCCTGCAAAATTTATTTCTAAGTATCTTCCCAATGTTGGTGCCATTAACAATAATACTTCTTCTGGCGGTAATAATGTTACCATTCAATTCAATCTTTCTGGCTTAAAGAGTCCCGAAGAGTTTATGTCCGCTCTTCAGAAGAATAAGAAATTCGAACAACTTGTTCAAGAACTGTCTATTGGTAGAATGAATGGTCATGGTGCTTTAAAGAAGTATGCAATTTAATTATTGTTTAGTTACCCAACTCTTCATTGAGTTGGGTAACTTTTTAATAGTTTTCTTCTTGGAAATGTTTCGAAAAAGTTTATAAATTCAGCGGCTAATGAAAATGAATATGCTTAGATTATACGGATAGAAAGGGCATAAATATGATAGATAGTTTTGTTTATGATGGCATTGATTTAAAAGAATCTGGGTTTTCAATAGTTTCGTTCGATGGCATGACTAATGGCAATATCACCACAGATTCCCAGAGAACTTTTAATCAAACATCTTTATTCTATGGGAAGTATCATCCGTTTTTGACAACGACCTATGATACTCCGTTAATGATGACCTTTCACATTATGGCTCTTCCTTGTTCTGGTAATAATATGAGGGATGATTTTGAAATATCTCTTGAGCAAATGCGTATGTTAAAGACTTGGTTAAGCAGACCAGAGGTACATAGATTGTCATTCCCTAATACTGAATATAATGGTATTTATTGGGAAGGCAGTTTTAATGTAGAAGAAGTCGTAATGGGGTCAAAAAGAATTGGGGCTGAATTAACTTTCACCTCTAATCGACCTTTTGGGTTTATAGAAATTACTGGTCAACAAAGTCTTGGTGCAAATGGAATTCTTACTTTAGAAAATACTTCAGATGAGTATGGTTATATCTATCCAGATATGACAATTCGTCTTGCGGGTGATGGAGATTTAGAAATCACTAATGATTTTGATAACAGGGTCACTGTTATCAAAGGATGTACAACTAATGAAGTCATTACTTTTAATAGTTTATTATCTGTTTCCTCTTCTTTCTCATCTCATAATATATCTTCGGACTTTAATTATATATTCCAGAGATTAAATAAGAATACAGAAACAGGGGAAAATAATTTAACCTTTAGTCTTCCTTGCACTGTTGAATATACACTCCGTCCTATTCGGAAGGTGGTGGTTACGTGAGTAATAGTATTTATGAAGCCATTCCCGAATTGAATATAGATAATCGGATTGAGATGCCAATTATTATTATGTCCAAGAGTGGGCAGAAATATGGCATTATTGAAGACCCCCAGAATTTTAATCATACCCATCCTCTTTCTGATGTATCAGAAATATCTTTTGATTATATTAAAGTAATGGATGGGCAAGTACAACCTGTCTGGGATGAGTTAAGAGATTTTAGATTAGCATATCTTCCGTCTTGCAATCTGTTTTATGAAATTACCGTACAGATTGATGAAGGTAATGATTGTATAAAACATATTAGTGGTCTTCACGCCAATGAAGCTGAACTTGGTCAGCTTATGCTCTATGAAGTAGAGATTAATACAGAAGATGATATTGACAGGGATGATTATGTAACTACTAAATTTTATGATGAGGAAAATCCTTCTGGTTCCCTCCTTCATAGAATCTTACATGACAAGGCTCCTTATTATGAAATCATTCATGTAGATGATTCTTTAAAAAATATACAAAGACAATTCTCATTTGATGGTACTTCTATCTATGATGCGTTCATGGATATAGCTGAAGAAGTAGAGTGCTTATTTGTTTTTGGTCTTGGTGAAAATGATGGAACCTATCATAGAACAGTAGCAGTATATGATTTATTGGATTACTGTCCTACTTGTGGGAAACGTGGTAATTATCCCGATGGTGTTTGTACTGAATGTGGTGCTACAGACATTATACGTGGATATGGTGAAGACACTAATATTTATATTGATGTTGAGAATATTGCAGATAGTGTTACTTATACCACAAATACCGATGAAGTAAAGAATTGTTTTAGACTTGAAGGTGGGGACGAAGATATGACTGCCGCTATCAGAGCAGTCACCCCTTCTGGTTCAAATTATCTGTGGTTTATTACAGATGAGATGAAAGCAGATATGTCTCCTGCTTTAGTAGATAAGCTCAATGAATATGATGAACTATATAACGGATATGTCAGTACTCAGACTATTGAATATCCGACTACTGAATATATAGCTTATGAAAATCTTGCAGAGAAGTATCAGAGTTATTCTTCTGAAGACTATACAATTCCTAATAAAACGATTCGTGGCTATGCGCAGTTGACTGAAGACTATTATAAGGCTATTGATTTTTATAGCTTTATAGATACGACAATGATGCCTTACTCCTCTGTCGTAGTTGATACCAGTGCAAAAGAACAAATTGAAAAATTAACTTCTAGCACAATGTCTCCTATTGGTGTTACTGACCCTAGTACATTGTCTAATACTACATCTGCAACCGCTGTAAGAGATTACGCTAAAGTTTATGTAGATACTTCATTGTATAAAGTACAAGCTAGTACTACATCATATGCCAATAATACATGGAGCGGTATGATTACTGTTACTGCTTATGCAGATGACGAGGATACCGCAAGTGTTAATTTAATTATTGAATTTAATGATGATGAAGTAACTTTTGTAAAACAAAAAATTGAAAAGGCAATGGCTCAGAATGAAGCTCAAGATATCGGGGCTGTGGACCTTTTAAAAAAAGATGACTTAAATTATATCAAGGATAGACTGGCTCAATATTCTATTGCTTCTTTGGATATGCTCTCTTCTATTTGCCAATCAGCTTTAGATGTAATGATTGAACAGGGAATGGGTGAAGAAACGAATAGTAATTATTCTACTATGTATTATCCTTATTTCCAGAAAATGAAGCTGATTCAATCGGCATTATTAGAACGAGAAGAAGAGTCAACTGTTATTAATGCGTTTATAGAAGAATTGGAAAATATTCGGAAAACTATAAACGATAATTTGAATATGCAAACTTTCTTGGGAGAAGAGTTATGGAACGAACTCTCATTTTACCGTAGGGAAGATACATATTCTAATGAGAATTTTATTTCTGATGGATTATCCGATTCTGAATTAATCGAGCAAGCAAAAGCCTTTTATGATAGTGCGCAGAAAGAATTGATTAAGAGTGCTACTCTTCAGCACAGTATCTCTGCAAGTCTCAGAGATTTCTTATTATATGCAGAGTATAATGATGATACTAAATTAGAATTTATTACTGGTAACTGGATTCATGTTAGAGCAGATAATAAAGTCTATAAATTAAGATTGACTAATTGGGATATTGAATATTCCTCTCCTCTCTCACTTACTGTAGAGTTTTCCGATGTGGTATATGGTGGGAATTATGTGAGCGATGTTGCTAGTGTAGTGTCTCAAGCTAGGTCTATGGCAACGTCTTATTCTTATACTCAAAGACAAGCTGAAAAGGGTGCTAAAGCGTCTCAAGTTATTAATTCTAAACGTCTTTATGATTTCGATATCATGGGTACTAAAATCATTCCAGACACTAATACTCAGAATATGGTCTATGATGAGCATGGATTATTAATGAGAAGTAAGAATGATTTGGATGATGAATATGAAAATGAGCAAACTAAATTATTAAATAAAGGTATTTATTATACTAATGATAATTGGGAAACCGTTAAAGCGGGTCTCGGTCATTTTTCATATATAGACCCTCAGACTGGTCAGAAGGTAGACGCTTATGGTGTTATCGCAGAGACAGTTGTTGGTAAGATAATCCTTGGTAATAATGTTGGAATTTATAATGCAGATAATTCTTTTACCGTTGATGAAAATGGTGTGACTATTACTGCAAGACCAGATACCGATAATTCTGGTTTGTTTACTATTCAAAAAGATAATGGCGATGGTACTGCTACTAGATTTATTTATATGGATTCTGATGGGGATTTAAAGATTAGCGGTCATAATATCACTCTTGGTGGTGATGGTGATACTATTCCTCTGGACACATATATTGATAATACTATTGAAGATGCTATTGGTGATATATCAGAGGTGATTCATGTAGAAATAGATTCTAGTGCAGGATGGATTTTTAAAAACAATAATATTGTTAGTAACTTGGTTTGCCATGTTTATCGAGGCAATACAGAAATTACAGACCAAGTTATTAAATTTAATTGGAAAAAATATAATGCTGACGGAACACTTGATACTTCTTGGTCACGTATCGATGCAGGGAGTGTTATTACTATTTCTAATTCGGACGTTACTAGTAAAGCAATATTTAGGTGTGAAGTCGAAGTATAAAAGGAGAAAAACATGGCAACAGCTACAAGTTATGGTTCAATAACCATTGTTGATATTACTGATATCGGAGAGTTTAGTGTTTATCCTACAGCCAACCTTCCTTTGTCGGTAATATATAATCCAGACCAGAATTCTTATACTCCTAACTGGGGGACAGCTAATTTGGAATTAATCCCGTATGTTTATTATGCAGGGAAACAGCTTCCTCTTGCTAGTACTTCTGGATTAACAATTACATGGAAAAGACAAGAAGGTACTAATGGTAGCACTGAAACTTTAAACACTGGAGAAACGGTAGTTAATGGTGAACTGCATGTTACTGCTAATCAGTTTACTCCAAATTCCAGTATGCTTACATATATTGTTGTAGCTTCTTATTTAGAGCCGACTAGTAATCAAACACTTACCGCCCAAGGGCAGATTACTTTTAGTCTGGTCAAACAAGCTTCAAGTGTTAAGAACTGTTATATTACTGGTGAAACAGTTTTTAAATATAATACTGATGGCAATCTTGTAGGAGCCTCCAGTATTACTCTTTCCGCTACAGTGAACTCTGTTGAAGTTAGAAATTGGCAGTATAAAACATATGATGGTAGTGGAAATGAAAGTTGGTCTACTTATCCATTTAACACAGGAGATAGTGCGACCAAAAGTACGCTTACAGTTAAGGCTTCTGATAATGTATTCTTTAATGATGTTGCGACAATTAAATTAATAACAAGTGATAATAGCGTTTACGATATTCATTCTATTACCAAACTGAGAGATGGTGCTGTTGGTTCTGGTACAGTTTCGGGTGTTCTTACAAATGATGACCAAATGATTCCATTCGTCCCTCAAAGTGATGGTAGTTTAATTGGTGATTTTTCTGACGCTATTTCACAAGTTATTATTTATGAAGGTGGAGTGGATGTTACTTCATCTTGGGCAATTACTCAATCATACAGTAATGTTACGGCTACTGCTAGTACAACGACTAAAGCAAATGATACTGTTACGGTAACTGCTATGAGTGGTAATACTGGTAATGTAACATTTACTTGTAAGAAGGCAGGATATACTGATATTATTAAGACTTTTTCATTAGTTAAAGTCACGAGTGGTGTGAATGGTGAATCTCCTACTATTTATTCTCTTTCTGCTTCTACTTTAGCTATGAATAGAGATAATAATAAAGCACTCACTCCTAATAGTGTAACGTTTACCGCTTATAGTAAAATTGGCAATGCTAATAAAGCATTATATTCTGGTCGTTTTAAGATTTTTGAAAATGACAATACTACAGCTAGTTATACTTCAACCAGTAATGAATCAAGTTATACATTTACCCCTTCCTCGGATACTACCAATAAAATCACCTGTAATTTATACGCCGCAGGAGGCACGAGTACATTATATGATACTCAGACTGTGGTAATTACAACAGATGGTACTCCGGGACAACAAGGACCCATAGGTCCCGAAGGAAAATCTGCTATTAATGTTATTTTAGGCAATTACGCAGATGTGATTCCTTGTACATCTGATAATACAACTCAGACAATGCCGCCTATTGTTATTCCCTTTTCTGGTTATAAAGGAACTACTAAGGTAGCATGTACATTAACTACAACTGCGGCAAATGCAAAATTATTTGGTGTTACACCTACCATTAAACAAGCAACGGCTAGTGCGGATGGTTCTATTACATGGAATATTGGCAGTGGAGTTTCAGTATCTAATAATAGCGGTACATTAAGTTTGACGTTTAGTTGTGAAGGTCAAACAATTACACATACATATAGATGGACAAGAAGTACTGCGGCGTTGAATGGTACTAGCCCTATCATTCTACAAGTTTATGCTCCTAATGGGGATATTTTTAATAATGGAAGTGGAAGCTTGCCTATTTCGGTTCATTTATATGATGGGTCTACAGATAAGACTTCTAGTGCTACTTATCAATGGGCTAAGTATTCTTCTGGTAGCTATACTGATTTAGCTGAGACTGCTAATTACTCTACGGGAACAAAAACATCTACTTGCACAATATTTGCGGCTTGTGTTGATGGTTATGCTTCTTTTAGATGTACTGCTACATATAACGGTGACCCCTATGTTGCCTATATTTCATTAAGGGATAAATCTGACCCCATTCAAGTTTCCGTATTTTCTTCAGTAGGTTCACAATTACTTAATGGAAATGGTCATGGTGCTTTGTATGTAAAAGTTACTAAAAATGGGACAGAGATTGACCCTATTAAGTCTGAGCGTTTTGTGACTACCCTTCCTACGTCTGGGAATCAGAATGGTGACTACATTTATTTATTAAACACAAGTGCTAAAACGGTAACACTTTATAAATACACTACTAAATGGAATACCTCTTCAGAAACTTATGAAGGAACTTATATGTGGACATATAGAGATAAGGATGGCAATCCTACTACGACAAATACTCCTGCCGCTACTGGTAAGGTAATATATGTTGACGGAGATTTGGTTGACAAGAAGCTTATCTGTGATGTTCAAGTTACTGTTTAAGGATAAAAAGGATGAATATAAAGGAGGTGTCTAAATGGCGATAAGCTATGGCACTTATACAATTACAGATGAATTAGATGGGTCGCAGATTTGGACTACTACTACTGCTCCCACTACACCCAATTATACTTTTACTATCTCTAACTTAGTTGGTAATACAAATACCGACATTAAAGTTGGAGATATTATTTTATATAGTTATTATAGATATAACGTTATAGAAGTCGGTGCGACTACCGTTAGGGCAGATACACAGGTAAGTCTTAGAGGTGCAACTGGTCCGACAGGATTAAACAATGCTACTGTCACTTTGTACAAAAGGGCATCTTCTACCCCCGCTCTTCCTTCTGGTAATGTAACTTATACTTTTTCAACGGGTAAAGCTACGAACAATTTAAATGGATGGTCGCAAAATATTCCTTCGGGAACTGACCATTTATATGCAATTACGGCAGTTGCTAGTGCAAATACTGCGACAGATACAATTCCAACAACAGAATGGCAACCTCAAACTCCTGCTGTTGTTATGGAAAATGGTGTTAGTGGATATAATCAAGCTACTATTTTTCTTTATCAAAGAAAAGCAGGAACGGCTCCTTCCAAACCGACTACTTCGGCAACGTACACTTTTAGCACGGGTAAATTAAATACTGTTCCGTCTGGATGGAGTACATCTATTCCTAGTGGAACGAATCCGTGTTATGTTACGACTGGTGTCGCTATTAGCCAAAATTCTACTTATACTATTACAACTTGGACAGATGTTATAAAACTTGTTGAAGATGGAATAAGTCCTGCGGCGTTAACGGTTTCTAAAACAGAATATCAATCTGGAACAAGTAATACTACACCTCCTACTGGGTCTTGGAATCCTGATAATCCTGTTACTGTAGCTGAAGGGAATTATTTATGGACTAAAGTTACATATAGTGACGGTAGTTATTCTTATTCAGTTGCTAAACAGGGTAAAAGTGGGAATTCTGTAACTGTAAAAAGCACAGTATATGAATATCAACTCTCAACAAGTGGAACTACTGTTCCTACTGGAACATGGGAAACTACTCCGCAAGCTCCTACGGTTACACAGTACGCTTGGACAAGAACTACTACAACTTTTTCTGATAATTCTGAGGTAGTTACTTATACTGTTGGTGGTAAAACTGGAGTATCTGTAACTAATATACAACAGACCACTACTTCTACAGCGGATAGCGGCACAAATGTGGTTACTGTTACCTTATCTGATGGTACAACAAAAACTTTTGAAATTAAAAATGGTAGTGGCGGTGACGATGGTCAAATGCTCTATGCTACTAGTGGAACAGGAGCGAGTACTGCGGCTAAAGTTGCTACTTTGTCTTCTGGAAGTATATCTAGTTTAATTGCGGGAACAATTGTTGCAGTAAAATTTACGTATGCTAATACTGCAACAACGCCTACATTAAATGTAAATAGTAAAGGAGCAAAAACTATTAAATCATATACTGGGGCGGCGTTAGCTTCTGCTGAGTATTCTTGGAAAGCGGGTGCTTGTATTGTTTTTGTATATGATGGTAGTTATTGGAGAATGGTAGATTCTGGTACATTAACTGCTGTTGATGCGGCACAGACTACTGCTAACAACGCAATGACTGCGGCTAATGGGAAAAATAAAGTATTCCATCAGCCTGACCAACCTACTTCTACATCTGATTACACTCTTCAAAAAGGTGACACATGGTTTGATACTAATGATGGATATAAGATGTGGCAATGGGATGGCGATAGTTGGGAACCTGAGCAATATGGTACAAATGCTATAGCAGATGTTGCGATTACATCTGCAAAAATTGGAAACCTTGCGGTTACCAATGCTAAAATTGCAGATGCTACTATTGAATCTGGTAAAATTAAGGCACTTGATGTCGGTAAATTAACTGGTGGCTACATAGCGGCTGACCATATAGATGTGGGTAATATTATTCAGATTGGCAGTATTGCAACTACTGCTCAAGTTTCAAATGCCAAAAACGAAGCAATTAATACTGCGGCTCAAAATGCACAGGAGAAGATTGATAATATTGAAATTGGTGGACGTAATTTATTTAGAGAAACAGCCTTTTTAGGAAAAACAATTCTTTCAAACAATTCTTCGGATTTAACTTTTACAAAAGATTTCGTATGTTTATATAACAATCCAAGTGCTTATAGTTTTACTAGTTTTAATGAAAGTATTAATCAAATAGAAATCACTTTAAATAATTCTTCTAATTTAGGTATTGCATTTAAGCGATTGGCATCAGAAATAGATTTAGATTCATCTTCATATTATACTATTTCTTGTTGGGCAAAATGTACGAAAGAGAGTTCACTCGCAATAGGATTAACTTATTATACTACCGCCGATAAATGGATATATCGTGGGGGTACAAATGCACAATCTTTCTCAGCGGTAAATACATGGCAGAAATTTACTTTATCGTTTAAACCAGATGCTGATACAAAAGGTATTTGTTATTGTTTCACCTGTAATGGTGGTGTAAGCGGTGGAACTGATAAACTATATCTTCGTCAATGTAAATTAGAAAAAGGCAATAAGGCTACAGATTGGACTCCTGCTCCAGAAGATGTGAATGATACTATTAGTAATATAGAAATTGGTGGAAGAAATTATCTTCGTAATACAGAAACATTTTCGGGATGGACAAATTGTGGCTCTGGTACGGCAGGAACCTTTAATAATGATGGAACCTATACATTCCCTGTTGTAACTACTACTAGTTGGACAGAAATTCGACCTAATGCCAATGTAGATTATTCCCTCGTTAGAAATCGTACACTTGTTTTTTCTGCGGAAGTGAAAGGAACAGCGGGTCAACAAATTAGTGTAATGATGGATAGCTATGTTTCTGCAACAGCAACTGGAGATAGAGTAAAATATAGAAATTCCCATCTTTCTCCTACTGGAGGGACAGGGAATACTAGTTCAAATGCTTTATTTTCCGCAACTGGTGATTGGCAAAAAGTATATACTGTCGTAGATATAACTGATGATTTCTTCTCTAGTGGAACAGGGACAATAAATTATGACTCTTGCTTTTTTGGGGCAAGATTAGCGAGGGTAAGTACTAGTTATAATTCTTACATGATTAGAAGACCTTGTATTACAATAGGAAACCATCCTACTGATTGGTCTCCTGCTATAGAGGATATTGTTACAAGTGAACAATATATTTATATTCAAGCCGTAAGTGGGACAAATTCTGTTTCTAAAAACGAAACTTGGGTAACAGCAACGGGTGAATCTACTGCCTCTGATACTGCAGGATTAACTCCAGTGTGGACCACTAAGAGACCTACATATAGGTCTAAATATCCTGTTATTTTTGTAGCAAAACAGACAAGAACGTTAAATGGGACAGTTACTTGTACAACTCCTTTAAAAGATGATACTACAACTGTTATTGATGGTGGACATATCACCACAGGGACTATTGATGCTAATAAAGTAACTGTAGCTAATATCGATGCAACTAATATTAAGGCAGGAACTCTTAGTGCCGAAAGAATTCAAGCAGGTTCTATTGAATATGTTAAATTAAGTGATACTGCTAAACAAGCGATAAAAGATAGTGCAGAAAATATGCTTCTTGATGTATATGTACCTAGTCTTACTGCTGTTAATGGACCTAGTGATAGATATTTATCAGATGCCTCACGTACAACTACGGGAGAATTTAAAACAGAGGACAATCTTCCTGACCCTAACGCTACGCATTTTTATAGAATGACATATGGAAACGGCGCGAGAGGACTTTGTTGGTATGTGTCAAACTTTGTTCCACTGCAAGATGCCGTTAAATATAGAATCGGATGTTACGCACGTAAAGTATCTGGAAATCCCAGACTTAATCCCTATATTGGGAATTATGCGTATGATAATATTGGCTACTATCTAACTGACGATTGGAAATGGTATGAAACCATCGTTGATTTTAGAGATATCAAAAGCACAGCCAATACATATAAACGAATCTATTATTACTGCAACGGTGCATCTGGCGATGTTCTTGATATGTGCGGATGGAAAGTTACAAGACTCGATGAATATGCGGGTAATGGAGATAATTTATTACTTGAGTCTAATGTACAAAAAAGTAATTCTAATTACAACATAGCTAGTTATTATTTTGGAGAAGATAAACCCAAGCACGGTGATGTAGTCACCCTTACACTTAAAGGTTCACTTGGTTCTGGAAAAACTGGTTGGGGTATTTATAATTCTGGTGGACAAGTTGGGTGCTTTGAAGCTGGTAACTGGTCATTATCAAATCTTTGGTATGATAATACTGATGGGACTTACAAAGCCACATTTACATGGAAAGAATATAATCCGACAGGAACGCAAGTGGCTAATAATACTCATCTTAATATTTATGCCAGTCCAAATAGTGTAACTGGTGTAACTTCTACTATTGAATGGATTAAACTTGAGCGTGGTTCGATTGCTACTCCTTGGTGTTTAAATAGTATAGAACGTATCAATGGTGGCAGAAATTTATTGCTTGGTTCAAAAGATTTTTCTTCGGAATCTGGTAACAACCAAACGGGTATTACAAAAACAACAGATACATATCAAGGCGTAAAAGTCCTTAAAGGTGTGTGGTCAAGTGGTAACATGGATATGGGACGATTCGAAAATAAATTTTCTGTGGCACTTGAACCTAATACAGACTATACATTATCATTTTGGGCAAAAGGTGAGACTGCTATGACAGCAGTTAGTTATTTATTTACGCCTTCTACAGTTGTAAGTGGTAAGAATTCAAGTGGAAATGTAACTACTTCTACCGATGGGGCTATTTCAACTAATATAACAACGACTTGGAAACGACATTGGATAACATGGCATACATCTAATGCAACTTCACAAGCGACATCTTTAATTGTGGCAAGAAGAGGCGCGGCAGGAACTATTTATATTGCGGGTGTAAAATTTGAAAAGGGTACAACACCTACCGATTGGTCTCCTGCACCAGAAGATACGAGTGAGGCAATTGAGAAGGCACAATCATCTGCTGATGGGAAGAATACAGTTTTCTATAACACAGAAGATAATGTACCAGATGGTATTAAGGTCGGTGATACATGGTTTGTCCAAGGACATTTGAATTTATTTGGTGAGTTATATAAATTGCCTAGTTCATGGATTAGTTCTGATGGCACTGTTACTATTACTAATAATAAAAATGGAACTTACACCATGACTGGTTCGGCATCTACTGCAAATAGGTGGATTGTGCCGAATGTATCTATGATTTCTGGCGGTGTTGGTAATGATAACAATGACAGATTTGAAGGAATGAAACGTTTATCAAATGGAACATATTTGATGAGTTTGGGTTCTGGAGTGTCTGGCATAAGAATTGGTGTTGTTAGATATACAACGGCGGGAAGTGGTACGGGTGCGTCAGCGACAACGGCTAACGCTACGTCTGGTAAGCTTGATATAACTATCAATGATTCTTATGTATACAATTGTGTTGGTATATGGATTGCGGCTAATACAACTCCTAATGTCACATTTACACCGTCTATTTATAGAACATCTGATTCATATACAACTATTGAAGTAAAACAATGGGACGGAGATTCATGGGAACCGACTACATATGGAGATGAATGTTTCTCAAGAATTGATGCGGGTACTATTACCACTGGTGAGCTTCGTACTATTCAGCTTAAAGGCCCTAATGAAGATACCTATTGGGATTTAAGTACAGGTGAATGGCAGAGTCACGGAACTAAAATTGTTGAATATCCTTATCATCATCCTGCTCTTGACCAATGGGTAACTGGTGAATGGCAAATTGAAGCAAATGTTAATATAGATGATGGAGTATATGAAATTACTGGTTCTCATGATAATTCAAATACTACTTACGCTACTTTCGGTATTGCTTCAAAAGGTTTTGACCCCGCAACTGCTATATCGTCCGATATACCAGAACCTTATGCATATGCAGGATTAGAATTAAGAGGCGATAAAACAAGTGGTAAAGGTGGTAAAATAATTTATGACGGAGAAGGTGTAGCAACTGGAGTAGAAGAAGCGACTATTAGTTATATTCCTAAAGGTTTATATGAGCCAGATTTAATCATTCTCGGTGATAGCGAAGATATTCCAGAAAATCCCGATAAACCTTCTGAAGATGATGTAAATTATTTTCCCAATCGTAATAGATTAATATTAAATGCAGGTTCAGAAAGCACAGTATTATCTAGCGTTGAATATGTTGAAAACTTTTATGTACAACAGGACACTTCGTCAGAGGATTATGTTAAGAAATATCATTATCCAATGTCTTGGAGTTATTATGTGCCTTGGGCTAGGTCATTTAGTAGTCAAATAGTTCCATATGAAAGTAGATGTGAAGTTTGGGGAGATATGATTGTACAAGGTAATATATGTACGCTTAGTTTAGAAATTACTTCCAAAATAAGTAGAGGAACATCGGACGGAGCTTACATTTTCTGTAAATTAGATGATTGGGATGACCCAGAATCCTTTAGAGTAGCTCCTTTGACATCATATGCACCTCTTTCAGGCTATTTTACAAAAAGTTCAACAACCAGAAACGTAATAGCTTATGTAGAAAAAATAAGTGGTAGGAAGTTTACTAATTTATGTTTACTTTTTCCTTATCAATCTTTAAGTAGTGGCAACAAGGTATATGTTTCTGGGTCGTATGTTATTGATAGGTTTGATGCAGGAACATTAGATTGGTAATTATATAAAATATATATTATTTGCAAAAGAGGTAGTTATAATAACTACCTCTTTTTGTTTAAACAGAAAACAACATACATGCCCCTTCTTACGCAGAAGGAGTCATTCCATCAATTATAAGAGGAGGAAACATGTATTCAATTAGAAAGAATCAAATTTTACTTACAAGGGGTGACACTCTTAAAGTAAAAGTAAATATGACATTAAATGGTGAAGACTATATTCCTCAAAGCGGGGATAGTATTCGCTTTGCAATGAAAAAGAATTATGCAGATGGAACACCTTTAATTTTAAAAGATATTCCAATTGATACGCAAATACTTCAATTAGACCCCGAAGACACAAAGCCATTCCCTTTTGGGCAATATGTTTTTGATATAGAAATTACTTTTGCAGATGGGACAGTGGATACTTTTATTCTCGGAACAATAAAGTTAACGGAGGAGGTCTATTAAAATGGCATATCCTCATGAATTAACGGGTACTCTTCTATCAGAATATCCTGTTATCAGTGGAGAACTGGATGGTCATGTTGAAGAGATGTCTGGTACATTATCATCTTCTGATTCTTTAGATGGGAATTTAGGGGATAGACAAATAATGACCATAAATGATTATGAAAAATTAGACAATATTCCTTCTATTGAAGGAGTTCCTCTTATTGGGGATAAGACATTTACTCAATTACATATGTCTAGATTAACTAATACAGATATTGAAGCACTATTACAGTAAGGAGATTTAAAATATGGCTAATAAATATCTTGATAATGATGGTTTGCTTTATTTATGGCAAAAGATTAAGGCTACTTTTGCGGGACAAGATGATGTTCCTGCGAAATCTACAACCCCTCCTTTAATGGATGGAACTGCTTCGGCGGGTACTTCTACTTCCTATGCGGCAGGTGACCATGTTCACCCTTCTGATACTACAAAAGTTGATAAGGAAGCAGGTAAGGGGTTATCAACTAACGATTATACAACTGCGGAAAAGAACAAACTTTCTGGTATTGATACTGGGGCTGAAGTTAACGTAATTGAAAGTGTTAAAGTTAATGGAACTGCATTAACAGTAACGAGTAAGGCTGTTGATGTTACTGTCCCTACTAAGACTAGTGATTTAACTAATGATAGTGGATATATTACTGAGGCTGATGTTCCTGAAGGTGCTAGTGCATCTACTGCTACTCCTCTTATGGATGGAACTGCGGCAGTTGGTACATCCACTGCATTTGCCAGAGGTGACCATAGACACCCTAGTGATACGAGTAGGGTTCCTACGACTAGAACTGTTGCGGGTCATGCTTTATCTGCTGATGTAACTCTTGTTAAGGGCGATGTTGGGTTAGGTAATGTAGATAATACTGCTGACGCTGATAAACCTATTAGTACTGCTACACAAACTGCTCTTGATGATAAGGTAGATAAAGTTACTGGTAAAGGACTTAGCACTAACGACTATACAACTGCTGAAAAGAATAAATTAGCGGCTTTTGGAGATGCTAGTACTTATGCATTAAAGTCTGATATTACCAATATGTATAAATATAAAGGCTCTGTAGCTACAGTCTCTGCTCTTCCTTCTACAGGAAATACTACAGGCGATGTTTATAATGTTGAAGCTAATGGTATGAACTATGCTTGGAATGGTACTGAGTGGGATTCTTTAGGTGAGATTTTTACAATTACTGCCATCACCAATGGAGAGATTGATACTATCGTAGCTTCGTAAGGAGGTGCGGTATGAGTAATTTTCTTGATAACACAGGACTTACTTATTTTTGGGGGAAGATAAAGAGTTTATTTCTTCAAAAGACTGATTTATCAAATACTATTTCTAATGACAGTACCAAGGCGTTGACTCCCAAGGCTGTTTATGATGCGGGGTATTTGACATCTTATACGGAGACTATTCCAACGGGTTATTGTGAAACTGCAGCAAATACTGCTAAAAAAGTTGTTACATTAAATTATGGGTATCGTGATGACCCTAACTATTGGGTATGTGTATTTAAATATGCTAATACTGCGGATAATGCTACGATATCTATTAATTCATATGCTCCAGATGAATTACCGATATATGTTAACGGAGAGAGAACCTCTGATACAAACACTTTTGGGGCTGGGGTTATTGTGTTTTTATATTACAATAATGCGTACTGGTGTTATAATGATGGGCGTTTTCCTGTTATAACATGGAGGGGAAAAGTTTCTTCATTACAAGATGAACTAGATAATTTATATGATGAATTAGAGAATATACAAATTCCAACAGTTATAAGTGAACTGTATAATGATTCTGGTTATTTAACATCAGAAACGGACCCTACAGTTCCTAGTTGGGCTAAACAAAGTACAAAACCGACCTATACTGCGGCTGAGGTTGGGGCATTACCTGATACAACAGTTATTTCAGATGAAAAATTAAAAGTTGAACGGACATCTGATAATGGGACTTATTACCCAATTATTAGCACTAATTCTACAGATGCTTCAACAAAATTAAGAAGCGATGGTCTTAAGTATATAAAAGATTCGTCTGCTTCTCTAACGATTGGAAAACAAGGTATAAGTGATGCTTTAACAGGAAAATTGGTATTAACTAAATATAATTATACAACGACCATTGAACCTTCAAATAATGGTGCATATCAAACAATAACTCTTCCAAATGCATCTGGTACAGTGGCTTTAACTTCTGATGTTCCTCAACCCTACAGTTCCTCAAATACAGGCGGTTACCTCACAATGGCAACCTTGCCAATATATGATGGGAGTGTGACAGAATGAGTACGACAGTAACATATAAGGGTAATACTCTTACAACGGTTAATAATGCTACTAAAAAATTAAACACTAAAGGTAAGTATATGGAGGACGATGTTACCATTACTGATACCTCCTCATCCTCCGCTTCTGCTGTTTCAATTGTAGATGAATCTGATTCTCATGGTGGCACGATAAGACATATTACATCTAATATTGTGGTTTCTGGAACTAAAACTATTACGACTAATGGCACTCATGATGTTACTAATTATACAACTGCTGAAGTGAATGTTGGTGGAAGTTCTATTACTGATGGGACAGAAGTGTTGAGTCGTAATGCAACTGGTTACCCAACGAGTGCTAAACATTATGGCACTGTGGTACATCCACAACAATACTACAATCGTACAGGAGCAGATGGACCATGGGTTAATATGACTTCTATTACGTTTGCTGACACCGTTACAGAAATTATGAAATATGGTTTTGCCTACTGTAATGTTCTAACTGAAGTTGATGTTTCACATATAGTAACACTTGGAAATTATGCATTTCAAAATTGTGTCGCATTAACGTCTTTATCCTTTCCTGTGTTAACATCGCTTGGGCAATTTGCACTTATAGCTTGTACTGGATTAACAAATCTTACTTTACCATTGTGTAGCAGTTATCCTCAGGGATGTATAAGGGGATGCACAGGACTTCAAACTGTTCAAATGGGAAGTATTGGTCATGCCGTTACAGGGGTTGCGAATAATGCATTTTATCAATGTACTCAATCCACGCTGACTATTACGGTCTATACCACTGGTGATAAGGTTGACACCTTGCTAACGAATATTCGAAATAGTGCAACAGCGGCAACTATCATTTTTAAAGCTTCTGAAGCAACCACTTACAACGACAACAGCTATGCCGCAGACACTACAATGTTAACTAGTACGGTATAAAGGAGTTAAAAATGAAAATTACTTGTAGAAATGAAGATGGGTACGGGAATGTTGTCTATGTAGATTATGAGGTTGAAGAACCTCAAGAAGAAGATTTAACTGCTGAAGAGATAGCTGAGGCATTGGAGGAAATAACATGAAAAGAAGTAGACTTACTGCATTAATTAATGCTATTTTATCAATTCGTGAATCAATTGATGATGAGGTAGCTTTATCTGTTCCTGCTTTATATCCAGAATGGCAAGATAATAAGGAATATATATTAGGAGAACGAATTCTTTATAATAATATATTATATAAATGTTTACAAGCGCACACTTCTCAAAGTACATGGAATCCTGTTGATGCCTCTTCTCTTTGGGCAAAAGTCCTTATTCCTGACCCAGAAGTCATTCCAGATTGGGAACAGCCCGATAGTACCAATCCTTATATGAAGGGTGATAAAGTAAAACATAATGATAAAATATGGGTTTCTATCGTTGATAATAATGTATGGGAACCCAGTGTTTATGGTTGGGACGAGGTGATTTAATGGCATTTAGTAAAATAACTTTAAACGGTGAAACTTTAATGGATGTTACCATCACAACAGCTACTGCAAATACAATTGTCAGTGGGTCAGGTGCAGTTGGTGCAGACGGTATATGGATGGACGGTAGTTTAATTAATGGTAACAATTTAGAATATGGCTTAACTGATGGGTCACTTCCTCTTTCTGGAGTTGCAAAGTCAGATTTAGCAGAATTGGAGGAATGAAATGGCTTATACACCGACAACATGGGTTACAGGTGATACGATTACAACGAGTAAGTTGAATAAGATAGAGCAAGGAATTGTGGGTGCGGGTTGTTTTTTAGTTAAATATCAAACAAATAGTATGGCGTTGAATAAGACATGGCAGGAAATTGTAGATGCGGCGAAAGAAGGTAAAACACCTATTTTATATGTAGAAGATGAAATAGATGGGACGATTTATAATTATCTACATTATTTTACTCATTCGTATTACAATGAGGAATTATATGGTATATGTTTTAAAAATTTGGTACAAAATCAGATTTCAAGTTTTACCACTTCAACTACAAATGGATATCCTGTATTAAAAACAACGCCTATACCAGCTTAAGAAGGTAACCAATCATGGCAAATGTAGTAATAGATAAACAAAAATTAGATATTCTTGCCAATGCCATTTCCTCAAAAACTAACGAACCACTTACACTTACAATTCCAGAAATGGTACAAGCAGTTGATGGGATTATTGTACCAGAAGGGACGATTAATATTACTCAGAATGGGAATGTTAATGTTACCGAATATGCTAATGCTAATGTAAATATTGAAGATTCAGCTACTTTAATTGAAAAAACAATCACAACTAATGGTTCTTATTCTGCTTTAGATGATAATGCAGATGGTTATTCTAATGTTATAGTTAATGTAGCATCCAGTACACCTAATCTTCAATCTAAAACTGCAACACCGACTGAATCAACCCAAACGATAACACCCGACACTGGATATGATGGGTTATCATCTGTAGAAGTCGGGGCGATTAGTTCGACATATGTAGGTAGTGGGATTACTAGAAGAAGCAGTAGTGATTTAACAGCTTCTGGTTCTACTATTTCTGCGCCAACAGGATATTATGATAGCAATGCAACATATTCGATGCCTCATAAAGATTTAAGTACTGGCAACATTAATTTGTCTTTAAATTCTACAACAGGAATAGTAAGTACAAGCGTTTCTATTAATAATGTTCAAGCGGGTTATTATGGTCCACAAACTACTGGTAATAAAACTTTACAGTTAACGTTGTGTGACAGCGATGACTTAACCGTATCTGGCGCAACGGTTACTACTCCTGCGGGATACTATGCTGAACAAGCAAGTAAATCTGTAGCATCTGGAACTGCGGGAACTCCCACAGCTACAAAAGGTACAGTAAGTAATCATAGTATTGCAGTTACTCCTAGTGTAACTAATACAACTGGTTATATTACGGGTGGAACTAAAAATGGTACTGCCGTCACAGTATCTGCGTCTGAATTAGTAAGTGGAACATTAAGTATTACTAGCAGTGGTACGAAAGATGTAACTAATTATGCATCTGCAAGCGTAGCCACAGGAACTGCGGGAACACCTTCTGCAACTAAGGGGTCTGTGTCTAATCACTCCATCACTGTAACACCTTCTGTAACGAATACAACAGGATATATAACTGGAGGGACGAAGACGGGTACTGGTGTAACGGTTTCCGCAAATGAATTAGTCAGTGGAAACCTTGCTATTATAGATAATGGAACTAATATAAATGTAACAAATTATGCAACAGTAAGTGTAGCTGTTCCGTTAGTTACATATTATACTGGTTCTTCTGCTCCTTCTTCTTCTTTAGGAAGTAATGGAGATATATATCTTCAGAGTTAAGGAAGGGGTGGATTAAATGGCAACAATGAAATTAGTGCCAAGTACGTATTATAGAAATAATAGTAATTATGTATCAGTAACGAATCCAGAAAATATGTACACGGATACAAGTAGCACCACACATGCATCCATACAAAACTCTAGAAATAGCACATCTAATACTTATTATTGTTACCTTCGGGGATTTAATTTTGATGATATTCCTTCAAATGCTGAGGTGTCTGATTTTACTATTAGAATTAAGGCATCTGAATCTTATATGAGTACTAGTTCTTCATATAGAATGTCTCTATATCATGGAACGACTTCAATATCTAGTACAACTGTTACATCTTCGCTTTCAACAACAGCACAAACTTTAACGTTTCCTATTCCATCAACATTAACATGGGAAACATTAAAGGAATATGGGTCTAATTTTGGTATTAGAATCCCTTTAAGAAGGTCTAGCACAAGTTATAATTCATATATATATGTTTATGGTGCGGAAATAGAAGTCACATATACTATTCCTGTTTATCATACAGTTTCAATTACAAATAATACTTCTGTAAATGTTACCCCTAGTGATAATAATCCACTTGAAGGAACAGACGTTGAAATTATGGCAAGTTCTTTATCTGGGATAATGGTTACAGATAATGGCGTAGATGTCACGTCTCAATTTACACAACGACAAAGTTCAGCAGAATCATATTCAGTAACTAATGTTGGGTCTTATGGATTCGACCTTAATTCTAGTACTGGATATTATGTTAGTAATAACAAAGGTGTAAGTAAAACTGCGGCAGTATGTAGAGTCGATTTTTATGTTCCTGTTTCTGCAACGATTACATTTACATATATCAACTATGCAGAAGAATCATATGACTTTGGTGTTTTTGGTGATATTGATATTGCATTAAGCGATAATTATTATGCGGCAGGAAGTTATGGAGCAACTATTACTGATAATGATTATAAATTAGCATGTAACTCTAGTACATATAATAAATCTACGGCTCAAACGCTGACTTATACAATGTCTTCTGGTGAGCACTCTATTTGGGTTAAGTATAGTAAGGATGATGCGTCTGATGCAAATAATGATACTTTACAATTTAAGGTAGCAATTACTCTTAATGAGCCATTTACTCCGGGAGTTTATTATGGGTATGATATTACAAATATTTCTGCTGACCATATAATTGTTGTTTCAAATATTTCTACAACTAAAATATTTGTAAAAGTAAATGGTAGTTGGGTACAGTTTTCTAAGGCATATAAAAAAGTAAATGGTAATTGGGTTGAACAGTCTGATTTAACGACTGTTTTTGATTCAAATACAAATTATAAACGAGGTGATTAATTATGAAACTTGAAAATAGTACGTATGACACTTTGAAATATATTGCGCAGATTGTATTACCGTCTTTAGGAACTTTATATTTCGCATTAGCGAAGATTTGGGGATTGCCCTATGGCACGGAAATTGTAGGTACGATTACTGCAATTGATACATTTTTAGGTGCTCTGTTAAAGATTAGTACCGATGAATACAATCGAGGTGAGTACGATGAACTGGACACCGCAGACTGAAGAAATTATTAATAAACATAATAAAGATTTTAATGTTTCCAATTACAGCACACGTATGAACGTTCTTGGGGGATTTGACAAATATGTTAAGTCCCTCGGAGGTGTTTTTACTAAGTGGCACGGTGTAACTACCATTCCTAAAACCGTTACCGAATTTCGGGAAAGAGTTGAATATATTACAGGACTTTATGCCATTTGGGGAGCCGACTATAACAATGGTTCTGTATATTATAGATGGGGTCAGGGTTCTGGTAGTAAAGCTACTTCTGACGCTTTTAGAACAAGTGGTAAAGGCAAGTGTGCTAGTGGTGATATTAAAAAGATATTAAACACTCCTACTATTGTTACTGTTAATTGTAATTATGGAGTTGACACTCTTTGTAAGGCACTTGGCAAAAATATTTGGTCTTGTGATTACGATATAGTTGTTAAAAATGGTGGTAAATGGATTACTAAAAAAGCCGACTTAAAGCCGGGGGATATGGTTCATTTCTGGCGTGGTACGATGACCAAAAAGAATTGGAAACATATTGCTATTGTTGTTGAAGTTAAAGATGGTAAAGTCTGGATGGCAGACTTTGGTAATCGTTTTATTAAACAAAGGAAGCCTTATCACTATATGCCCGTTGATAAATATACTACAGCAGGCGGTGAGTATGGGACGTATGCATGGAAGGCAGTTAGAGTTTTTAATTTCGTAGATGATACTCAACAGTCTTCTTCTAATAACGCTACTAATAATACAAGTAGCACAACTGAAAAAAAGGAGGCTACTGTGAATATTATTAGGAATTCAAATTTTAAAGGGTTTAATACAAGTACTCGTACTTTAAAGCCCAGATATATTGTAATTCATTATACTGGTGCAGAGGGAACTGCCGCTGACAATGTAAATTATTTTAATGGCGGTAACCGTGATGCTTCCGCAGATATTTTTGTGGGACATAATGGAGAATTACTTGCATACAATAATGATATTTCTGGTAGATATAGTTGGCATTGTGGTGGTCCTCTTGAAAGTAGTCATCATCCTTATTATGGTAAATGTACGAATGCTAATAGTATTGGTATTGAATTATGTACTCATCAGACCAACGGTACTTGGATTTTTAACCAAAAGACCGTTGATGCCGCAGTGGAAGTTACTAAATATTTAATGAACAAATATTCTATTCCTGCGGAAAATGTAATTCGTCATTATGATGTAACTGGAAAGAGTTGCCCTCGTGTTTCTGGATGGGGTGCTGTTGGAGGAGATTCTCAATGGCAAGCATTTAAGAAAAGACTTGGCACCAACTCTTCTTCTCCTGCTGTAACGACTACTACACTTTATAGAATTCGTAAAACATGGGAAGATGCAGATTCTCAAAAGGGTGCATATGCTAATAAGGATAGCGCAATTGAATGTGCAAAACAAAATGCAGGATATAAAGTCTACGATTCTAACGGAAAACAAATTTATCCCGAAGTACAAGAAATGGTTGTTCCTAGAACTTTGAGAAAAGGCAGTGTTGGTAAAGCCGTTAGAGTTTTACAAATTCTCCTTGGTGGTTTAACCGTTGATGGCAATTATCAAAATAAAACCGTTAATGCCGTTAAGAAGTTCCAAAAGAAATATAAATTAACCGTTGATGGCGTATGTGGGAAAAAGTCATGGACCAAATTATTAACTCTTTTTGGAATGCCTACGATTAAAAAAGGTAGTAAAGGAAAGGCAGTAAGAGTTCTTCAAGTAGCACTTGGCGGTCTTACTATTGATGGCAAGTTTGGTGACAAGACTGAGAAAAGATTAATTGATTGGCAAAAGCAACAAGGTGTCGCTACAGTTGGACAGCCCGATGGAATTTGTGCGAAAAAGTCGTGGCTAGTAATTTTTAAGAATTTATAATATATAAAAAATCCCAAGTGATATAGATTCACTTGGGATTTTTTGTTCTATATATTATTTTGAACACCTAGAATTCATATTTTGCTTTCTAACAATTGTATTTTAAATTGCTCTAGAGGCGGCTAATGAAGAAGTGAAGAACTAACATTCTTTACATAAAGATATTCAAATAAAAATTGGAGGACACATGACATTACAGGATATACTTTTATATTTTAAAACTTCGGAGATTAGTAGTCTTACGTCTTTTATTGTAATTGTTGTAGTTGTGGCTTCTTCTTTAATTGAAATCTCTCCGATAAAGGTAAATCCGTGGTCATGGGTTATCAAGAAACTTGGAAAGACGTTAAATGGAGAAGTCATTAAAGAATTACAAGAAGTAAAAAAAGATGTAGTTGAGCTAAAAGCTGAACAACAAGAATACAAAAAACAGCGGTCAGATGATAAAGCTACTGCTACTAGGCGTAGAATACTAAATTTTGATGATGAATTACGTAGAGAGGTACGGCATAGTCAGGAGCAGTTTAGACAAATTATCGAAGACGTAGATTTTTATCGTGGATACTGCAATAGTCACCCTGAGTACCCTAATAACATGGCTGAAGATGCTATGCACAATATTGTTGAGAAATATCGTATTGTTAAAGAACGTAACGACTTTATTTAATCTAAAATAGATTAAAGATAGGGAGATGGCAAATGGCATATATATTTTATAATCCAAATCCGTCTGGTCAAAGAAATGGTGATTGTGTTATTAGAGCGATTGCCAAGGCAACAAATCAAGAATGGGAAAAAGTATATATAGATTTAGTGTTAGAAGGTTTTTTAATGTACGACCTACCCTCTTCTAATAGGGTATGGAAAGCATATTTAGAGAGAAAGGGATTTAAACGTTACTTTCTCCCAGATACTTGCCCAGACTGTTATACAATACAGCAGTTTTGTAAAGACTATCCAAATGGAACTTACATACTTGCTACTGGCAGTCATGCGGTATGTGTAATAGATAGTAATTATTATGATTTATGGGATTCTGGAGATGAAATTCCCATGTATTATTTTAAAAGGGAGAATGACATATGATAAATACAAATTATTATAACCCTTTATATGGGCAACAGAATCAATATCAACAATATTATAATCCCAGTGGATATATGGCTCCCAATTATTTAAATCCTTCTTTATATATGAATTCTCAACCTCAGCAGACAGTGGCTCAACCTCAACAGAATACTATTAATTGGGTACAAGGTGAGGCAGGAGCAAAATCCTTTAGTCTTGGTGCAGGACAGACGGTATTATTAATGGACTCTGAAGATAGTGTGTTTTATATCAAATCCACTGACGAGTCTGGTATGCCTCTACCCTTAAGAATATTTGATTATAAAGAAAGAGAAGCATCTGCTCCTCAAGTCGAAAACAAAGAAATAGATATGAGTAATTATATTACTCGTGAAGAATTTGAGGATAGGATAAACACTATTAACTCTAATCAAAATAACTCCAATAACAACTACAAGAGGAGGAATAAGAATGAGTCCTTTGTTCAATCTTCTAAATAATAATGGAATGAATAATTCATTCGGTGCTACACCTCTTATGAATAATAATCCTATCGGGAATATGTTGAATATGGTTAATCAATTTAATCAATTCAAGAATACTTTTCAAGGGAATCCAGAGCAACAGGTAAAACAATTACTGAATTCTGGGAAAATGAGCCAACAACAGTTTAATCAATTATCTCAAGTAGCCAATCAGCTACAGAGTTTTCTGAAATAAATTTTTTGATTTAGTTTTATTTATCATTGTTATCAAAGTCTTAAGTGCGCACGACTTTAGATATTTATAGCAACTAAAAACATTTCTAATTATTTATGAAAGGAAGTAAAAATATGGCATTAACTGGTTCTGAAATGTCTCCTGCTGATATCGCCGCTGTTACAGGTAATGGTGGTGACGGCTTTGGTAATGGCAATGGTGCTTGGTGGTTAATCGTGCTCTTCCTCTTTGCTTTCGCAGGTTGGGGAAATGGTGGATATGGTGGTAACGGTGGTGGAACCGATGCTTATGTCCAGAGAGGGTTTGACCAGAGTGCTGTTATGAACGGAATTAGTGGATTAACAAGTGCTGTCTCTAACGGTTTTGCTAATGCAGAAGTTTCCAGATGTAATGGACAGACGAATATTCTTCAGGCTCTGAATACGAATCAAGCGGCTACAGTACAGGGTATGAATAGCCTTGCTATGGGATTACAGCAGTGCTGTTGTGATAACAGGGCGGCAATAGCTGACCTTCGTAATTCTGTAACTACTGAAGCATGTGCGGACCGTAGTGCTATTAGTGATGCACTTCGTGATGTGATTGCCAATAATACTGCTAATACACAGGCTATCCTTGATAAGATGTGTCAGCAAGAGATTGATGCTCTTAAGACTCAGAATGCTAATCTCCAGACTCAACTGAATATGATGAACCTTGCTCAGTCCCAAGGTGCTCAGACTGCTCAGATTCTTGCCGACAATGCGGCTCAGACTGCGGCTCTTGAACATTATCTGAATCCTACTCCTATTCCTGCATATGCTGTTCCTAATCCTAACTGCTGTGGAAATAATTGGGGATACAATTGCGGATGCGGTTGTAACTAATAGGAGGATAAGAACATGGCTGAGTCTGTAAGCAATGCCGTCCAAAGGGTTAACCCCACACAGGATGTAATATTTACTGAAGACATCATTGAATGTAATCGTGGAAACGTCATTCATAGACAAGGGTCTGGTCTCTTCACCTTACGAGGCAATGTCAATAATCCTACTAGTTGTTTTGCCAGATATTGGGTTATTTGTGGTTGTAATATTGCGATTCCTGCTGATGGTACAGTGGAACCGATTCAAATTTCTTTAGCAATTAATGGGGAAGCACTCCCCGCATCTACTGCTATCGTTACTCCTGCGGCAGTTGGAGACTTCTGGAATGTAAACGTATTTGCATACGTAACTGTTCCTAGAGGTTGTTGTTTTACTGTAGCTGTTCAAAATTCTAGTACTCAAGCAATTGAAGTACAGAGTGCGAACATGGTTATTAATCGTACTGCGTAAGGGGGTAGTCAGATGGATGCAATTTATGAATTAAAAGAAATGCTCTGCGGTGAATTAGAGCAGATGATGCAGAAAAAATCAAATTTTAATATTGATTTGATTGATAAACTTACGCATTCATTGAAATCTGTCGAAACTATCATTGCTATGTATGAAGCTGATAATAGTAATTCTTACGGATATAATGGTTATAATCGTGGAAATGGTAATAGAAGCTATAGAAGAAATTCTTATGATGGTGGAAATGGTGGTAGCTATAATAACTACAGAATGAATAGGCGTACTTATAATTACAGCAGAGATGATGGTAAACAGGAAATGATTAGCGACCTTCATGAAATGCTTAATGAGGCAGGTTCTGAGAAGGAACGCAACGCAATCATGCAATGCATTGAGAAATTAGAAAATGCTTAAATAATAATATGGGAATTGAGACTTCGGTCTTGATTCCCTTTTTTTGCAAGGAAGTGGCTGACTTAGTGGCTGACCTCTGGCAGACAGGTACAGAAAAGTGCCTATTTTCCTTTCTTTTTTTGATTGACTAATGTTCGGGACGCAGAGGTCGTGGGTTCGAATCCCGTCGCCTCGATGAGTGGGTTTCCTTAAAGTGCGCTTTTTTAGCCGCTTTAAGGAAATTTTTTTAATCTTGGTTTCCAATTGAGTCCCATTTTTTACCCTCAATTGATGGCTGATGTCAGCATTTACCAAGATTTTGATAATTTGTGAATGATATTTTGTTTTATCAGTTTATAAAATTTTTATGGGTCAGCCATTTTTTGGCTGACATTTTTTTGTTTTTAACAATGTTTCGTAGAGTTTCGATTACTTTATACTTACTTCTAGATTACTTCTAGATAGTTTTTCGGTTACTTCTTTCAATAAATGTTTGCCGCTTAATGAGTAATATCTTTCATTCGTTTCTGGCGTATGCCCTAATATCATAGAGCGTTCCAGAGAATTGAGACCAGAAGGAATCAATAACAGGGAATTAAAACTTTTTCGTAATCCGTGGTTTTTTGTGATATCAAATCCCAGTGCCTTACAATGTCTGTTGAGATATTGTTCGTAGCTATCTTTTCTTAATCCTCTACCGTCTGGATAGGCAAAAAGATATTCAGTATCAATTTGATTTTCGATTTGATACCTCTGGATTTTCCCCAAAATTTCTTTTAATTCGTCAAGGATGGGTATATATCTTCCTCCACGGCTTACGTTCTTTTCATTTTTTGTGCCTTCTACCTCGATATAACAGCACGTTGTTTCTTCTGTCTCGACTTTTCTTTGTTGTTTGTACACATGGATGAAGTCATTGGTGATGTCTTCCCATTTAATAGGAGGTATCTCTCCTGCTCTAAGCCCTGTCAGCATTGAAACAAGTATTGCTTGAGAATTAGGATTATCAAAATGTTCCATCTCATAATCCCAAAGGGCTTTTATTTCTTCTGGAGAAAACATTTTCTCATCATCACATCTAATATCTTGTTTACAGAATCTACCATAATCAGTAGCTTTAATCATTTTACAAGGATGACGTTTTATATATCCGTCCGCTATATAATAATCAAAGATTTTATTTAGAATCTGTAAGTAATCCTTTACTGCTCTGACAGGAATCGTTGGTGTTTCATCCTCCGTGAGAACATCCATAATATTTTGTTGGATATCTAATCTTGTGATATCAACTACTTTCTTCTTACGTATCTTAGGAGTGGACAACCGCTTATAGCAAGCTCTCTTCCTATAAGCGGTCTCATTTGTCCTTCCTGCCAAAATTAGATTCTCAAGATATTTATCTATTGCCTCATCCAGTGTCGCTTCTTCAACGGCATCCCGCTGATAATAATTATAAAGAAATTCAATAATATCATTATAATTTTTTCTCTCAACGGTCTTTCTTGGATTACCAACCCTTGTTTGGTATCGCCCCCTACCTTCTAAAAAAGTTATAGCACTGTGGTGATACTTCAGAACAAATTCCTTTTTAGTCTTGATTAGCATGTCCTTGAGTAAGGCAACTTGTTCTGTATCTGTCTGCTCATTAATTATATCATTGAGCAGGATAGAAAGCGAGGTAACTTTTTCGGCATAGTACTTATCTAACATTATGTTTTATTCAGAATGGTTTGGAACTGACCATAAATATTCCCAAGACTATCAGTAAAATATAAATCAAATTCCTTAATACATTTGATTAAGTCATCATGCTTTTTCTTTAGATAAACATTTTCTTCTTGGGCTGTTGCCAACTCTTTTTTAACTGCTATTAATTCTCTATTAATGACATTATTTTTACTAATTTTATCAATATAAGATTCAATAGTCTTTTCAACTGCGGGGTCAATGTCATGAATACAGTTTGTCTTTTTATAAGTATGAATAACATCAATAATAGTCTGAATAGTACCACGGACCATTACATCTACAATTTCTTCTGTAGTCATATCTAATTTATTAGCCATAAAACTGATGTCCCCTCGTTCTTTAAGACTCTCATACTGAATCTTGACATCTTCAATAGCTTTTTCAATAGCGGCTGTATCCATATACTCAATCTTTTTCATTTTTACCTCATTTCGCATTAATTATTTCCAGTACTTCCAAATCCATTGTCTCCCCTGTCTGTCTTCGGGAGTTCAGAAATTACCTCAATATCGGGGTAAATACAAGGCAGAATGACAAGCTGACCGATTCTATCACCCTCATTAAAAAATACTGGGTCATCAGAATGATTGTAAAGGGTGATACCAATTGCTCCAGTGTAATTCTCATCGATAACACCTTCACATTGAATACCCTTGTTCTTATTAAGACCAGACCTTGACTTAATCATCCCTACTGTATTAGAAGGGAGCATAACGTGTACCCCTGTATCTACAAAGAAACGAGAATGTGGTGGAATAAAAAGACTTTTTGGGGTCTTAAGGTCCAGTCCCGCATCATTGGGGTGCTTACGTTCGGGGATAAATGCCCCTTCATCAAGTGTGATTTTCATAGTGTTTCTCCTTTATAATTTATATTGTTTTAAGCTGTCTCATAATAATACTCACATTTAAAACCATGTGTGTATCCACGCTTACCTCTAAGTGCCTTGTTGATACCGCTGATAGGAATATTAAGAACCTTAGCGGCTTCAGACTGGCTGTCGAAGATAAGGGATTTTCCAGTATTTTTATGAGTCATCTTAATTTTACTGTATGTATGATAAGAATGCCTTCCTGTCTTTCCCATAAGGAGAGAATTCTCTCTTTCAGATACTCTTTCCAAATTAGAAATATGAAGGTTATTCTTATCCCAGTCCTTAAAATGGATGAAAGGTTTACCCTCTCTCTGAGGCAAGAAAGCATTCCCGATAAGCTGATGAGCGCGAATACTTCTCTGAATATCGCCACCCATGAAACACATAAGATATCCTTCTGGGTCTCTTACCAGATTTGCGGGTTTTCCATGACGGTAGACTTTTCCGAAGTTACTTACATAAACTTCATCAGAACCTTCAACGTACTTCCAGATTTCACGCTCTTTTTTTGCTTTCATTTCTTTCATCCTTTCTTATTATGTTTAATTTATATTGTTTATGTTAATACCTAATTTATTGAACTCTGAGTCAATACGTTTATTAATAGCGTTAAGAAATTTTGTATCATATCGTCCATATCTATCTGCATAGAAAGGGGCAAAGAATTCGCCGTTTTCTCTCACCACGTCAACGGTGATTTTTCCAGTAAATTCATTGATTTTAATAATTCCAAAAAGTACTGGATATCTATTCCATTTCTTAATTACAAATCTGTAAATATAACTTTCTTCTGTCAAAGAAAATCTAAAACCCTTTAAGATTAATTCGTCATAGCAGATGTCAGCAGTGTAACTGGTATTGCTATACTTATTCATCTTTGTTTTTCTCATAATTTATATCCTTTAACTATACTTTATCATAAGACTCCTTGAATTACAAGACGTTTTTGCAAAAAATGGGGACTTATTATAAGTCCCCATATTGTATTTATAGTCTTTCAGCGTACTGATTATTTGATGCAAGATTTACACCTAACACCTCATCATAATGCGGTTCTTGGTCTGGAATATAACGACCATATTTAATGATAATGCCATTATATTTTTTTAATTCAATTACGTAGTTCATAATTTCTTCTTTTTTATATCCTGTATAGATTACAATATCATCATAGCATCTATATTTAATACGTAAAATTGCAATCAAATTAAGAACATCCGTAATAGAATCAATTGGTTCCATTCCTTGTAACACAATTGCTTTTGTGATTGGATTACTAAGATATCTTTGTGCAATTTCATCATAAGATACTTCAATATCTGGTTGAGACAGTAGAGGGCTATTTTGACAAACAGCCTTACCACAATCCCTGTCACATTTAAGAGAGCAATAGGGGAACTCAATAATCATAGATGTTTTTTTATAATTGATTGAATCTTCTTCTATAATTCCTTTTATAATCATTATCCAATCATCCCATCATTATTAAGAACATTCATCCAACGCCGTTTGTCAAACTCTTGCCTACGAATTTTTTGGTAACTGCTGACAGGAACATAAAAACCAACTACACGAGCATAGGTATCAGCTATAGGTTTACCGCACTGTGGACAAACCGTCTCGCTAATAAATGCATGTTTATTCTCACAAACGGATATTTTAGTCGTGAATGCAAAATAAATTACTCCCATCGCCGCCACATAATTAAGCATATCCCAAGCGGCTTCTTCACTTGCAAATCTATTTTGGATATCAATATGGGCTATACACCCACCTCCACACTTCTGGTCAAATAAAGAACCTAATCTGCATTTTTCTTGGATTGTACATTTTTCCATAAGAGGAATCCATTGATTGGAATAAATAAAATATTTGTCCTGTTCGTAAAGTAAGTTGTCCGCTTGACAGATAACTCCTGCACAATTTTCAGCAGGAATCATTTCAATATTGAAAGTAAAATCACATTCAAAATTATCCTTGACATCATTCATCGTATCCAAAATTTGCGTAGCAAATTCTACGGCTTCATCAGAATAACTCTTATATCCGAATTTATCTGTATTAATTAATCCAAATAAATCCATTACTTCATACATACCGATTCCACCGATTGTACAGAATTGTTTATCTAATTCAACTGCCCCTTCTTGGTAATTGGGAAGGAGTCCTTTTTCAATATTCCTCTTGAGGATATATCTCATAGAAGATAAAGCTTTACAATCAAGAAGCGTTCTTTGTCTAAGAATCTTAAGATACTTCTTCTTATCAAAATCACTTTCATAAGCGATTCTGACAAGATTAATGGTACTTACTCTGCAAGAACCGACAGACAGTGCTGTCCCCCCGATAGAATTAATAAATGCATCAAGTTTTGATGTGTCACTCAGAAGCCTACAGCAGTTACTAAGAACACCCACATTGTCACTACAGAAGAAGTTGGAATCGGACCATTCAATGTTATGCTTAGAAGCCCAACGTGCGAATTCTTTATCTACAAAGATGTCCCAATCATGAGTTTTCATCATCATCTCTAATTCTTCTTCTGGGATATTTTTACGCTTAAGAAGAGAATACGTTAACACAGGGTAAGTGAACATATTCTGCTCTCTTCGTATTTCAGCTACGACTTCCATAAAGACTTTCTGGAGTTCAATTAAGTCTTCAATGTGGTCAATAGCATATGTTCCATCTGGGAATTCAACTCCACCGAAAATCCCCTCAAGATAAGGTCGGTCAAAGATAGAAACATTGGTAAAACTACTTTGGTCAATACGGAGGAAAGGTTGGTTAAGCCTGTATATCAATTTTTGAAATTGTTGTCGAAGGTAATAATTAGGGTCTTTCATGTAGTACCCTTCTTCAACATCCTTCTTCCAGAAATACCACGCCCAAATCAGAATATTAGGCATACCCACCGCTCCAGACTGACGGTTTGAAAGGAAAGAAACAAATTCAATTACATCATCGAAGTAAGTAGTGAGATGTCTGGGTGCTTGATTATTATAATTATTTAAGAAAAACAGCCCTTCGTTCGCTAATCTAGTAAAATCATTTGCCCAACAATAAGGAAAGTAAGATGCCGTTGTGCTGTCATTTAAATAAAAGCCCTTACTGAATTCCTGCTCAAACCACTGTTTCGCAGTCTTCAGTCCCCATTGCTTTTTAATAGTTAAGAATATTTTATTGAGACCAAACAGCTTATCTTCACTTTTAGCTTTCTCGGTCATAAAACTACGAATATCTTTGTTGGCAACATTAGCATTAGGGTCGATACTCGTATCTGCCATATTCTTTTTATCAACAAAATTGTCAATAAACTCTGAAAAGTCTAACTGAGTAGGATGAATACCATTAATGTATTCAAAATCCTCTCCATATTTCCTCTTTAATTCTTCAAGAAATCTTTCAAAATCCCTAGATAAATTCAGTTCAATATTCATTCCGCACCTCCAAGTTCATTAGTCATCCCACGCTCATAACTTTTCAGCATGTTCATTGCTCTAGTAAAATCAAAATAATTATCATTAACTCTGAGCACTGGTGCAGATTGAAATCCTCTTTTAATTAATTCATCAATATCATTCGATATTTCAAATTTAATATTGTTTTTTTCTAATCGTCCTTTTAATACATTACATTTAGGACAATCTGTACTGTACAGCACAACCATCTCTATTCCTCCAATTAATAGTATTACTCATTTTAGTTCCTCTCCTTGTATTCCTTATTTAGCGGGATTAAGATAATCTATAATCTCATCTACCAAGTCATCGATATTCTTGTCCGAATTATTCCAAAAAACTTTATCTGCCATGTAATCCATTGCACAGAAATCAATTTCATCAGCTTGGAGTCTTCTTTCTCTCTCCCGCTTATCATCTTTGCGGCGGCGTGACCTTTGCTCTATGGTCTCCGTGTTCGCTTTTATATATAGGATTTTGTAGGAAATATTTTTGCCCTTAGCTTCTTGGTAGAGTTTATCCACCCCGCTCGGATTCAAAATAATTACCCTTTTTTCCTTATTATTTTTTTGTAGGATTTGATTCTTCGGGCTTCCATAGTACCAAGTTCTGCCACCAGATACTTCATACTTTGTCCACTCTAAAAAGAAATTGTTTTCGATTTTATTTTTAAACTCTTCTTCTGAAATAAAATAGTAATCTCTACCATCCACCTCAAATTTTCTTTTGGGTCTGGTTGTATACGTTACTATTTTTTTAAAGCCCTCTTTTCCGAGGGCTTTAACAACAGTATCCTTACCAGAACATGTTTTTCCTGTAATTACAACAAGCATTTTTACTCCTGTACATTCATATTGTCTTTAATATATTCATGTTTCTCATAAAACATTTGATTATAAGCGTTGTATCTGGTTTGAAGATTGTTAAAATCTCTTCCTGCATAGTAAATATCGAACCACTTTTTAAATTTTTCGAAATACCCACATGGATAAAATTCTGGGCATCCACCTCTGTAAATACAATTAGGACACAATACATCCGATTCAATAGGGTGCTCTTTATGAAGTTCGATTTTAAAATCCTCTGCTAATTCACGAGCTTCCTTAGTAGCTTGATAACACAATCTCTTGCGCCAAGCATCAATAAGGTTCTGCATATTTGCATAGCCATCGAAGTTTACAGGAGCGTCTTGCGGCTTTTTACCTCTGGGAACATCATCCTTAAGTCTGTCATCTCTCTGAGTGGAAATAAATTTTTCAAATTTATGTCTGCTCCACTCCGTACTTAACCAATAGGGGATATGCTTCCAAGACCAATCAAATTCAAGAAGCCTAATGGGAGAATGCTCCGACATTAACAGTTTTTTCTTAAAAGCGTCTGTAGCATCGTTACCAGTAAAATCTTTATTATCAGTTGTACGGCAATGATTTTTTACTCTACGCCAAACTTCATCTGTAATACTGCTATTAAATTCTGTAATCATGTTGCGCTCTCCATAATATCCGCAAGCATATTTCTATACTTCTTACTACGCTTAATTGAATCTGCCACTAGAACAGAAGCCTTTTCAATGATTTCATCTTTTCTGTCTTCGACAATTCTATTAATAATATCTTCTACCATGTTTGAAAGCCCACCATGATAACCAACAATTGACCTTTCAATATCGATTTTGATATCATCAAGAACTTCTTCAGTAGCTTGCTTTTCAATTACCGCTCTAATTGCTTCGTCATCAATATTAATTCCAAATTGTACAATATGTTCCATGACAATCCCCTTCGTTATTTATAATTTATTGTTCTTAATAATTTGCTTCATAATCATCTATATCCAATTCTTTTGAATCATGAATATAATCTTGAATAGCGTTCTCAATTCTTTCATGTAGCTCTTGAGATAAACTTGATAAATTCTGGCATGTAAGAGGTTTGACTTTATCACATAAATCCATTACATAAATTTCAAATTCAAGACCTTCATTTCTGCTTAAATACCACATATTCTCTCCTTAATAACACTTGCTATTTTTTTGAATTTCTTGGACAAAAAGATAATAATCGTATCCATTTACATGTTCTGGATTAATACACTGAATAGAAACGACATGCCCTAATAAGGACACTACTCCTAACAAAGAACAACTGTCTATTGTATAATTACTCCAAATAACATGAGTATCAATATTATGTTCATCCTTGTATTTCTTGCAAATGTTTACCAGTTTTTCTGCGTCTTCAATTGTTTCAAGCATATAAGCAATCATAATCACTTCTCCTATATTATATAATTTATTCTGCTTTATGTCAAATTTAGAACACGAGTTTAGGATGAGCAATATCATAAAGGCATTGTTGTAAATGCGTCTGTTTCTTAGATACCTGTTCTTGCATAACTGCGTATCTTAATGCACCAGTTTGTGCAATTAAATCACAATGTTTTCTGGCTCTTGTAATTCCTGTATAGACCAACTCTCTATTCAATAAAACATAAGAAGTGAAATCGATTCCAAGGATTACATTTTCACACTCACTACCTTGATATTTGTGGCAAGTACAGGCATATCCAAGTTCAATGTTTCCCCAATATTCTTTGGGTACTTCAACTAAACCGATACCTTTAAAATCAATGACCATGACTTCTTCCCCATCGTCATTTGTTGTAAATTCTTGGAGTATACCAATATTACCATTGTAAATGGCAGGATTGGTATTCCTATTATTTTTGGTATTCATTACCTTATCTCCTTCACGAAGAAAATAAGGTCGTTTATTCTGTCCAGTCTGTACAATTTGATATTTCTTAGGACTATTGGGATTATATAATTCTTGTATTGCGTTGTTAATTTGATAAGTGCAAGCAAAACCATTATTTTTTACAGGGACAATTACTTGTGTTTCCATAATATCGAAATCTTTTTCAGCCATAAAACGGTTAAATGATTTCATAATTTCATAAAAGGTATTGCTTTTGTCAGAATAGCAAATAAGATGCAGGTCCTGTAATTCTCCTCTTGTTTCTTCTCCCACCCAATCTTTATTTACAATCTGTTGTCCGTTTCTTACTTTAATTGACTCTGTAATAATAGCAGATTTAGCGGCTTGTCTGTGAATCTCTGTAAGAGTTACTACTGGAATCTCTCCAGAAGCAATCATATCATGAGCAACATTACCACTTCCAATAGACTCAAGCTGACCAGTATCACCAAGACAAATTAATTTAGCCCCAGAAGGAATTGCTCTTAATAGATAATAAAAAATATCCGCTCCTACCATAGATATTTCATCTAAAATATAAATATCATAAGGTAAAGGATTATCTTGATTAAATTCAAATCCTTGATAACAAGCGTCACCTTTTGGATAACCCAATAGTCTATGAATGGTGAATCCTTGTTTACCAGTGACTTCCATCATTCTAGAACCTGCACGACCAGAAAGAGCACATTGTACATAAGAATAATGTTTCAAAATTTCTAATAAAGCTGATACAATAGAGGTCTTTCCTGTACCGCTGAAGCCCTGTATAACGGTGACATTACTATTTAGGGCGGTTTTAATGCCTTCAATCTGCTTGGGTGTATAATCCCATCCTTGAGCTTCTTCAATAGTCTTTACTGCTTGCATCCAATCATCATATTTAAATTCAGATTCTGCATCTCTAATACGAAGGAGTTCTGTTGCGATGGAATTTTCAATTTTATAATACTTATATAAGCCAAACCGTGAACCGTCTTTATCATGCCAGAGCATTTTTTTCTCGTCTAAACTATGAAGACTGTCGGTAATTGTTTTGTCCTCTATATCTTCACCGAGATTATCAAGTATTGCTCCCAGAAGTTCGTCCCCAATTACCCATGATAGACCTTGTTCTCCACAGTTTTGAAGGTAATATTTAATATATCCTTCTACTCTCACTTGGCTATGAGGTTCAATCCCGCCAGACAAAGCAATTTCATCAGCCCTTTTCCAACCAATACCATCAACTTCATCGCAAAGTATATAAGGATTCTTTTTCACCTTTTCAATTACAAGGTCTGGAGAATGATACCTTTTAAGAAGCCTGTCTATCATATTATTAGTAAGATTATAGTCTTCCAATTCTACAAATATTTTAGCAATATTCTGTCTCTCTTCAAATTTCTGAATCCAATTGGATGCGGTCTTCATACCGCATCCTTTTACTCTGATAAGAGACATATGGTCTTTGTTTTTAAGAACCTCATAGGGGTCATCCAGAACTTTATACATCTCTTCAACTTGATTGGGAGTATATAAAGAACAAAGATATCGTTTCTTTCCAACTTCATCTTTAAGGTCGAAGACGATAGCATCGCACATAGATAATACGTTATATTGTCCACCCCATTTGGGGTCATCAACATAATTAGCAATAATAGTGTACATTGCACCGACTTTTGGTGTGGGCATTTCTCCTTTAAAGACTACTCTACTGCTATTGATATCATCTTCTAGTTTGCCCTGTAAAATTTGGTCAATGCTACAAACAATAATTGCAAAGTTATCTTTTTGGAATCTAATGTTTTCTACACTGGCATTAACTTTAATTTTATTACTCATTATCAATCCTTGCTCGTTCTGCTTGTAAAAGCAATGTTCCGTCTTTATTTACTTCTTTGATTAAATTAATTGTGTGCTTATAAATTGTGTCGTTATAAACTCTTGGATAAAATGTATCTCCCATACGGATACCAGAAACAACAATCATCTGTCCTCGTTCTAGCCAACTGTTTTCCACTGTATGTTTTTTACCGTCTTCACCGATTTCAGAAATTTTCTTATTATAAAAAGCATAATGACCTTTATTCATTTTCACATTGACCAGACCATACTTGGTAACAAGAGAAACCATATGATGGTTGTTATCGGCATTGACAACTGTTCCTGCAATCCTGCAAATCGTGTATTTGGGTATGTTTTTAGCCTCACCATTAATCCATCTGGTATAGTAGTCATAGGCAACAGGCTCTTCTGGAAGAGAATAAAAATCAACAATACCGTACATTTTCTCGTTGACATGCTCCAGTTCATGCTCACCGTCATAATAAGTAAGTGCTTGCATAGACCAATGGGCAGGACTACCAGAAGCTAATTCCTCCCATAAGTCTAAATACATACTCCAATTATATCTATTAAGAGCATCTGTACTAGACATCCATTCCCTAAAGGGTTTAATATATTCTTCAGCCTCTTTCGTGATTTTCTTTTCAGATACTATATAAAATTCATTGACTACATCGACAACACAGTTCTCACTAAAGAAATCTTTGAATTTTTCCTGTGAAGCTTCATCCAGAATATAATATCTATCATGATAACCACGCTTAAGAGGCTTTTTATCTGGGTCGATATAATTACAATAAAATCCTTCATCATCCAGAATATAATTTTTAAGAAGTAAAATCTTTACACACTTATCTAGTTCTTCTGGAATCAGATTCTTCTCTCGCATCTTTCCCAGTTGAGCAAGTCCAAGAGATTGAAGCGGCTTAAATTTATAATTCTTTAGATACCAATCCATCGTCTCTGTCTTGTCTTTACAATCCAGTTCGCAGAAACATCCTGCTTTGATAAGCTTAATCATCTGTGCGGGTTTGATAATTCCTGTATCCAGAAGCTTATGAACAAAATCTGCCATAGAAGAATATGGACGATTCTGGATGATGGCTTGAGAGATTTCAGTATTGATACCATTAATGCCTTTCAACCCAAAGATAATTCTATTATTGCTTACATCGGGTTCAAATCCAAAATTCGCTTCATTAATAAGTGGAATTTCTACTTTGACTCCCTCTTTTTGGATATTAGCAATAGCAATACCAATCTTGCCATAATTAGTAGCATCATTGGAGGAAGAATCATTTGACCCAGAATCTACGATGAGGTTAGCAGTCTGCCAATAAATAGGGTTCCATTTATAGTTGAGGTTCAATTCTTGTAGGAGAACCATCGAATAGGCGAGGGTATGCGATTTATTAAATCCGTATCCACGTTGTGTTTTTATTAGCACATTCCAAACATAATCAATGAATTTTGGGCTTAATCTCTTGTTTTTTGCATTTTCAAAAAACTGTTCTTCCAATTCTTCAAATGCTTTAGGATTCTTTTTGGCTACTGCTTTACGTAATGAATCAGCCCATGCCAGACTAAACCCACCAATTTTAGGATGTGTAGTAAGTAGAATCAGATATTCTTGTGCTTCACAAATGCCATAAGAAACACCTACTATACCTTTAAGAATATCCTGCTCCTCTTTGGTAAGACCGTAGTCTTCCATTTCTTTGTACCATTCATCAATATTTTCATGAAAACGTGCAAATTTATTTAAGGGACTCTCCGCATCCTTATCCTGTGCCATCAGTCTGATAACAGAATTAATAGTTGCTAAATCATCAACAGAATGGGGCTTAACTAATGCAAGGGCTTGCTTACCAGATTCCTTTTCCATCTGAAAAGCACTGATTACTTTGTGGTTCCAAAGAAGCTTCCACATATCTTCAGCATTTCTTTCAAGAGTATAAACACCAAGGTATTTATCATAGGTCTTACGCAAGGAACCTTGCCATTCAATCTCACCCTTCTCCACAAGTTCTTCCAAACACTGCTGAATCTTTGCTACTGCATCAGTTGCCAATAGGTCAATCTTAATGAGAGACATTGCTTCAACTTCATGAAGGTCAAACTGTGTAATGACATCTCCAGATTTTGTCCTCATCAATGCGGCAGATTCTGTAATCGGTTTATCGCAAATAATAACGCCACCTGCATGAGAACCGATGCCAGAACAAAGTCCTTCAATTTTTTGAGCAGTCTCCCAAAGGTCTGGATGATTATCCATTTCTTCTACAAATTCTCTTACTGGTTTATTATCTTCGTCACCATAATACATAGTATGCAGTGACCTTGGATTACCTCGGTCAAATACTACAAGAGATGCTATATAAGAAGTTAATGTATTATCAAGACCAATTCCTCTACCCGCCGTAAGAATTGCGCTCCTACTTTTTTCAGTGGAATAAGTTAACACTTTGCTAACTTTATCTGCACCGTATATTTCTTTAAATCTATTAATGATTTTATCTCTATATGTTGGCACGACATCCGTATCAATATCAAGAACAGATGCTCGCTCAGGATTCAAAAATCTCCACGGAAAAGTCTGTGTTTCCTCTTTAAGGGGATTTATCTGTGTAATTCCCATTTGGTTTGCAATACAGAATCCAATAACACTACCTCTGCCAACAGCGGTAATACTTCCACAATCCCAAATAGTATCAATATAATCTGCCATTTGGTCCATGTAAGCAGACCATCTAACACCTTTTTTTTCGGAAGACTGTTTCAGATAAGAAAGACATTCATTGGTAGCATCACATCCTCTTTGAGTCTGATACACTTCATCCTTTTCAATACCTTCTAACATCTTTCTGACCATGTGCCTATCAGATTCATATTCAGACTCTGCAAATTCTCTAAGAAGAGGAATCCTGTCAGCATATTTGTTAACCAGATTCTTGTCTGGTTCTGTACGGTCAAGAGGTAAGAAGGGAATCTCCAAATCTTTTTCCAGAGAATAATATTGAAGCTTGTCCCAGATAAGTATCGTATTATCAATGCCTTTCTGCACTACATCATATCCTAGATAATCATCCAGATAGCCGTGAATTTCTTCCTCAGACATAACGTAAGTGGTAGCATAGAATTCATCAGTTTCACGGTCACTATCTTTATTGGCAGTAAGGAAAGCTTTATGTATTTCTTTGTCTTCTTTTTGCAAATAATGCGCATCTGTAGTTATAATATAATTTATATTGAATATCTTTGATAGTTCAATCAGTTTCTGGTTACAATAAATCTGCTCTTCAACTGGATTTGGCTGTAATTCTAGGAAGAAGTAGTCTTTCCCAAACAGACTGACCATATAATCAACCCAGTCCAAAATTGATTCCCAAGTCTCTGAAGAACGGTCTTCTTTATATTTCAATAGTTGTCGATTAATACTTGAACCCAGACACGCAGAACTACCAATCACATGACCTTGGTATTTTTCAAGCATGTTTTCAAGGTCGGTGTAATAGGTGGGAACTCGGTTAAACCTAGACATAAAACAATTCTGCGTCCATGAGTGACTACTCAGTTCACGAAGACCCTTATGCCCTATTTCATCCAGTGCGATGAGGATAAAATGAGGAAAGAAATTTTTATTAGGATTATCTGGTCCAATAAATTCTGGACAAAGATAAATTTCGTTGCCAAGTCCTAATTTAAAATCTTTCCAATCGGAATTATCCTTCTTTGATTTATAATACTGAAGTCCTCTAAAGTGTGCTGACAGAGACTCGTGGTCTGTAATGCAGATACCTTTATGCCCTAGAGAATGAGCATATTCAATAAGGTCTTCAACCTTATTAATGCTATCTCTGAACTCATGATTACTGCCTATGTCAGTATGATTATGAATACCAATATAGCTCATTCACGTTATACCTTTTATAAAACAAGGGCAACTGCAAATTTATATGCAATTGCCCCACTTCTGTTACAGTATTAATTTTCTCATATTATGGTATAAATGTCAATGTTTAATTTATATGCCGTTATTTTATGTCTTCAAAAACATTGTGTATATAATCTTGTGTTTCAATAAAATATTTAGCTACTGTATCCGATGCTCTCCATAATGAATAAGCCTTTTCATCACGATTATTTACCATAACATCTTCCATCTTAGCCATTAAGAAATCTATGACTTCTTGGAGGTCTAATAAATTGTTATATCGCCTATCATCAATAGATGAATCTCCAGTAGGTTCAATGTCTCCTGTAAGAATCAATACAATATTTGCTATTTCTTTATTTGATAATTTAGTCATTTTTCTCCTCAACATAAGGCTCTGGCAGGGGTTTCCATGCGATTACTTCATGTCTACTGGTATATACTTTATATTCATCAGAATAGCTATACCACATTTCATTATCTTCATCATACCAAGCAGTTTCTACATAATTGGGGATATTGTCAAATTCATCACCAGTTCCTTTAAAATGACGGGTAACAAGTACTTCCCCTTCATCTTCTGGAAGTTTATCTTCACATAGATACCATTCATTATTTTTCAATTCTTTATTTGTAGGAAAATGTTGGATATGAGAAATAATATCGTCAAGAGTCCACGCTTTTTCTTTATCATCAAATTGAAATGAACTGATTAATGCTTCACTATCAATCAAACACATATATTACTCACTTTCTTTAGAATAATAGAAATCTTCTTCTGGTTCAAAAAATGGAATTTCATAAGTGATTCTTGCTCTGCAATTCGTGCAATGACACACTTGTACAATTCCATCTCCTTCTAAACCAAAATCTTCAAAATCAAAATCTGCGTCCCAAATTACGGAACGACAGCCACAATGGAAACACTCATACATACATTGTTAATCTCCTTCATTATTTTCAATAACTTTTAAAACATAATTATTGTTCTTATATTTAAAATGGAATTCTAAACCACCAAACAAAAGATACTGAGCAGTGGCACATAAAGTTTCATGGGTGACTTCTGATTTATTACGCCATTCTCCATCTTTTTTATGTGTTCCTGCATAAATACCTGCGAGACCGCACCCAACGTGATACTCAGCCATTCTTTACTCCTCTATCGCAAAATCCATCATCAATTGTGGCATCGTGTACAATCCAATCATGGTCCAAATAACCATCATCATCCCATTCAATATATTCTTCATACCACATAGGACAAGCGGATTCTCCCCTATGTTCACAGTCTTTACACCTGACAATATTTGTATTATCCAATAATATATTCATTTTATTTCTCCGACCAATCTAATTTTTGTCCGCACTTAGGGCAATGTTCAAAATGGTATATCATATAACTATGACAGTTAGGACAAAGAGGGTCATTATGATAATAGCTTGGGTCACTAGGACGTTTAGGTTTTAATTTTTCTAAGTCTGGAATACCAAAATTATATCCTTGTTTTGTTCTCCCATGCTCTGATTCAACCAATTCACAATACCATAGGGAATCATCATTATTTAGTTCTAAATATATTCTATAATTACCTATAAGTATATCTATATATTCGTCTTTAAGGAATTCTGCTACTTGTTCATCAGTTAATTCAATTCTCATTTACTGCTCCTTTATCAATCATTATTAAGTTTATCAATAATATGGTCAGTATAATTTTCAATTGACTCAACAATAATATTTATGTTTTCATAAGTAGTATGTTTCGCTAATTCCATTTCAATTAAGGTTCGTTTAGAAGGAATAAAAACACCAATAAAAACACAAATAACCCCAACAACGATATGCGTAATAGCTTTTCTTTCCCATTTTTTACTTCTAATTTTATATTCTCCGCTCAAATCTTCTAAACTAACTAATGTACAATATACACTAAATAGTGCGCAAAATATTGAAATACCAGAGAGAATTACTCCAGACATAATTATAAAAACACGAAACGTATCACATATTTGTAACCAGTAAAACCAAATAGGGTCAATGATATAATTATCCATTTATATTTTCTCCCTTTTCATTTTTAATCATCTCATTCCAATTATGTCTTGCTTCTCTATCAGTTTTCCCATAAGCCTCTTTTCCACATCGTATACATTTTAAGATTATATTTCTCTCTTCTGTATTTCCAGTCCAACGTTCTCTACGGTTACATCCGCATACACAAGGTATCATTTTTTCTTTAGGATTAATTTTTATAATATTATATCCAAGAGCTTTTGCTTCTTTACGAAGTTCTTCTACTGTCATTTTATTCACCTTCCCACAAAAGAGGCTTACCGTCACTGTCTACCAATAATGTAAATGTTCCAGAATTATAATAACCACACGAAACTGCATACATTACATTTGTGTCTTTATCTACTACTACCCACCAATTAGCGGCTTGCTCTACAACAATAAACCTGCTTTTATCCGTATATCCCTCTGCTTTTTCTGTTCTAGCGCATCCACAAACAAATAACGCTATTAAAATAATAGATAATAAAATTTTTCTCATTAAGTTCTATTCCTTTGTGATTATTGATATACCAGTTGCTATACAACAAATTCCTGCTATTAAAGCAATTGAATCTGGTAATGGATTATATAAAATAATATCTATTACGCCTAAAGCAATATTTGTAAGACCCAAAAATATTCGTGTATTCATATTATCTCTCTTTATATAATAATGCTTATCAGCTTATAGAGGACGGGTTTTCAACACCATTCCACGTAGGAGTAATTGTATAAGGTTGAGTATTCGTAGGGGTAGTTATATAAGGTGGAATATTTAATCCATCAATTTTCCCTGCTTCATATATTCTATTTATAAGAAGTTGTAAATCTTCTTTTGAAATACTTACCATTCCATCTTTTTCATTTACAAAAAATATTTCTGGCTTCATTATTTATACCTCGTTATATCTGTACCCACGGTGCATACTTAGGCTGAAGTGGTCTATAATTTTCTGGTGCTTTTTTACCACATTTTTTACATATCATATTTGGGATTACATTTTGATGAAAATTTGCATCATCATAACCATATCTCTTTTCAATCGCGCCACAATGCTCACATTCAAAAATTGCTTCGAAATCTCTTCTATGCTGATATGTAATCTCTTTAATTTTCATTATCTTCGCCCCAATATCTTGTTAATTTTTATATTCCTCTTTTAGATTTTCCTCATCAATTAGAGCATCTCTATACCCTTTATGATATCCTTTATGATACCCTCTATGATATGCGCCGCTACAGTCAATATAATCAATCCAAAACCATGCAACTCCCATAGTAATCAAACCACTAAAAAATGCAATTGCTTCACCCATTGTTATACCATTACCTCATTCATTTATTTCATTTGTGCGCCACAGTTTGGACAGAAGTTTGGAAATAGCGGTTCGTTCGTATAAGATGCCCAACCTTCAAGCCATTCTGAATAGAATTGATGTTGACAAGCTGTACACGCATACTGGTTCCATCCGATGAAGTCCCACCTTCCACGCATTTTCTGCGGTTGTACAGAGGGCAAATGTTTTAACTCTTCAAGATACGAATACCCATTAAGATAGTCAGCATCTAAATGTAAATGATTCATTAGAGAATCAATTGCCATCTGTCTGCTGATAAGGTCATTCATCCTGCTCATCTCCCCTCTCGGCATTGTGGCAGTACCCCTCAGCGCATGTTGCCTCTGACCAAACATGACACCAGTCTGCTGTGTCCTCGTCATAGCCTTTGTCAAAATAGATGCAGTCCTTGCACCGTATGATTTCTGACTGTGCGGAGGGCAAATGCCGAATGATATCATATGCCGTTGTCTTATGTATCAAACCTGTCGCTGACCGAAAACCGTCTTCGCACATCGCTTTTTCAATCGCATCCAGTACTGCTTGTCTATAGATAATGTCGTTCATTTAACTATCTCCATAAATTAAATTTATTTAGCGTATAAATAGTAAGTACTATAAATGCCACCATTCCCGCTATCCATGCTACAACCGAAACGGTAAACATATTATCACTTTCTTTATCTCCAAATAATGCAGTAAAAACAAAGCCGACCACCCATGTAGCAATTGTATAGACATAAAAAATTCCAACAACAACACCAATCATATAAAAAATTTGCATTGTTCCTCCAATTAAGTATCGCAATAAGGTTAGAAGCAGTCATTTAATTTGTTTCATAAGGCTCCAACGATAATGACATCCATGCAACAGCATTTTGCGAATACATCCATCCCCATGTGCCATCATCATACTGGAAAAAATCGTCAATTAAAATATCTGCTATTCCTCCCGCTTCGTCTGTCACTAAATATTTGCCTTCATTTTCTGGTAGCTTTTCTGTGACAGGAATCCATTGAGGGGTATTAGATATATCTTTAATTACGTTAATAAATTGTGCTATTGTAAATTTTTCGTCATTATAATACTGATTTGTCCACTCCAAAAGAGCGTCAGCATCAATCAATTTCATTTTATTTACCCCGTTTAACAAAAGTTCTCATTTGTAAATCGATATCCATTAACATTTTTTGCATATGTAAAATCATTATCGTTGTTTTCATTTTGTTTGGATTCTACCATTTGTATAAAATCATCAAATGAAATAATTTCATCATATTCATCCATGATGACATAATCATTAGATTCTACAGTATATTTATATAACCATTCATATACTTGGTCGTATGTGTTCCAAATAATTTTTGGTTCATTCCATATATCGTTTTGAGTTTGAAAAAGGAATTTCCATCCCATAGACGATTTCCCAATATGTACTGGCTTGTCTACAGTTGGACGATTTCTTACTGCATAATAGTTAGTTCCCATCTTTTTCATCCTCCTCATGTACTTCTGGAAAAGATAAAGGCTTCCACATTAATGCTTCGTCTTCTATTTTAATGGAACTATAATCACCCCAATTATGAATGCGCTCATACCACCCTTCAAGGATATAGTACTTATCATCTTCCTCACGATATTCATCGCAATATTCATCCCAATTTGGGTTCGATTCTACTTCATATCGACCTATATAAAAAGCAATGCAAATATACCTAACCAATTTACCATAAATATTTTTTCTGCCACAACATAATACCACATCTTCTTCTGTTTCTGGTAATCTTTCAGATACAGGAATCCATTGAGGGACAGTAGGTGCGGCATCAATAAATGACAAAATGTCATCACAATAATCCATGCTATGAATGACATCCATCCATAATGCATCAGCGTCAATCAACCTTCCCATTCCAAGACCCTTCCTCTAACCACTGAATTAGTGCCGTTCTACTATCAGTGTATGCCCGCCGTGCGTAACGCATCAGATTTCTCATAAAATCTGCCTGTTCCTCTGGACTGAGACCGTGTAATGCTTCCTCAATCGGAGAGAGCTGTACCTCTGGCTGTTCTTCAACCATGTCGGCTACTTCTCTGTAAGCAAGTGCTAACGATGTGAGTACACCTTGGGTCCAATCATCATACGCAAGGCTCTGCAATCTATCCTTTAATGCATCGCCGTCAATCAGTCTGCTCATCTTCATCCTCCCATATCTCCATCATATAGCATTCATCGCAGTTACGGACCCAACTATCCGTCTCTGGATCATAAGAGTAATCATCTCCGTAGCCCTTGCATTCATAACAGTCCATCGCCATTTTGCTCATCTCCATCACTTGTCGTAAAGTACACCTCTGGTAAGTCCCAATGCTCACAGTCCGTGAAGAACGCAAAGCTATGCGGGATGTAATGCTGTTGAATATGTGAGATATGTCGTTCACATGATTCATGTTTGCACTTAGGGTTATAGCAATAGGTCTTGTCTTCACTCATCCTGTTTACCTCTCATCCTCAGTACGAATCCCGCACCCTATATTTCCACTCAATTGTTACATACCAATCCGCTGTATCAACGATACCAATTGATACTGTTCTCCATGACACACCATGTTCTGGTTCGTCATGCTCACATTTGATTCTTCTTACAATGTCCTGTACTATGTCCAGAGCCTTGTCCGTATCTGCTTCCCAAACAACAAATTTAAATCCGCTATTAATGCGCTCATAAGATACTCGTGTATCATCAACGTCCAATTCTAATGATGTCGGGATTGTTTGCCCCATAGGGACGAAAAATTTAATATCTCTCATTCCTGCTCACTTCCATTCATTTGTGTACCGCATCGTGGACAATAGTTATACTTAATATCAACACCCATATCACACATGGAACAAGTATACTCGCAATAACCTTCACTCGCCCAACCTTTATGCTGTATCCATCGTCCCCACTCCTTCTGTGGTTGTACAGTAGGTGCCGCATGAATCATGGATTTAAATTTCAATAGTGCATCATTAAACCCTTCAGTATATCGTGCATTACACACTTCAGCCCTTTTTCGAGATAACTGTTTTTGAAGAGCGTCAGCATCAATCGTTCTCATGTTGTTCCTCCGTTTGGATTTCCTCAAACCAGTCGCATAGCCCTGTTTCATCTTCACAACAGATTGACATATCATGGCAGTTCTGCATCGCCAAGAAACAATCATTACATGTATATCCCTTTTCAGCGGCTTCCCACGCCATCATTCCTGTTCTCCTCTCATGTCTGCATATTCGCTCCGCAGTTAGGGCAGAAGTCACTATTGATTCTTTCCCATGAAGAACAACAAGAACACGCATAGTTACTTATGAGCATTCCCGCCACTTCTTCTGCCCACTTATGCTCTACCCACCTTCCCTGCAT